TTAAGGGTTTTGAGCGATTGATTTGAAAATAAGTGATTTTTTAAGAACCAAATGAAACCATTATTTCTTTTGAAAAATAAATGAAAGGAGATAAAAAATTGGAAAATAATTACGAATTATGGCAAGGGAATTGCTTAAACCTTATGAAAAATATTTCTGATAAATCGGTTGATATGATTCTATGCGATTTACCGTATGGTACAACAAAATGTTCTTGGGATATTGTTATTCCATTTGATAAATTGTGGAAACAGTATGATCGTATTGCAAAAGATAATGCAGCGATTGTGTTGTTTGGACAAGAACCATTTTCATCGTTGTTAAGGAATAGCAATATTGATAATTATAAATATGATATTTACTGGGAGAAAGAACGACTCACAAATATTAATCAGGTAAAACGTAGAGTTGGCAAAACAGTTGAAACAATATCGGTATTTTATAAGAAACAATGTACATATAATCCTCAGATGGTGAAATATGATGGCAAGCCACGAACTAATAAAGTTAAAAACGGCAAGTTGGGCAAATTAACAGATGAAAACGAAAAGAAAGTAATTGAATATAAAGATACTGGATAGAGATATCCAACACAGGTTTGGAAGTTTCAAAGAGACTGTTTAACTTCAAATCTACATCCAACTCAGAAACCATTGTTGCTTTGTGAAGAACTTATAAAGACATTTTCCAATGAAGGTGATGTTATTTTAGATAATTGTATGGGCTCTGGTACAACTGGTGTTGCTTGTAAAAATCTTAATCGAAAATTTATTGGAATTGAGTTAGATGAAAAATATTTTGAGATAGCAAGAAAGAGAATAAGTAAGTAACAAGAATCTAAACTTTCTTTTTGAAAATAATGGAAAGACTTGATCATATAGGGAGGTAGAAAGATGGAATGGTATGTGTATTATTATGACATCAATCATGGAAATATTGTCACATACAATATTTTTGATCATGGTAGCTTTAAAGAAGACTTTAACAAATTGATATCAGATTATAATATCACAAAAGAAGAATTTGCAAATAAACTTGATATTATGCTTAGATATTATTTCTGGTCAAAAGCTCAATGGGAGACATTTTTGAAGCCTTGGGTTGGAGATAGTAAGATTGAAAAGAAGATTGATGTGTATGACCAAATTAAACTTAACTGGGACAAATTCTTAGAATATGCATATAACTATAAATTTAAAAGATTTGCAGATGTTATTGAATATGAAAAATATAAAAACATCGGCACTGTTGAAGAGTGTGAAAAAGCAATGAAGTTTGTAAAACACTATCAGGAAGAGAATAAATATTTATAAGGAGGATCAAGTATATTGAAAGCTACAGTAACAAGTATTACAGGATTTTATGAAGCATTTGTATCTATGTTTATGAGTAAAAGAACGTGGACACCAGAATTGAACGAAGAAATTAAAGTTGTATGCGATAAGGTTTTAAATCCTGATGGAAGATTAAAAGAGGATCAAGAGGTTGAAAGCTATGATAAGTTTTGTAAATGGCTTGGGATGCTGCTTCGTATGGGCAAAAGACATATTACAGTTCTTAGATACATTGACATTACAATTATGACAGAAGGATTGCATAGAGCAGGACAAGATGACGTTGATGCACACGCAAGAAGATTTGATAATCGAATTATTAGAAACAGTACAAGGTTAGCAACATTTGATGAAGGAGAAATGTCAGATTATTACAAGGATAAAGTATTAACAGATGGACAGGCTTGCAAAATTCTTGGATTTGAATTACCAAACGAGATTGAGCATGATGGTAAAACATATGTAAAATCGACTAATGGATATGTTTTAAAAGAATATGAGAATAACAAAGATGTAAAACGTGGTCTTTATATGTTGGGTATTCCAAGCAATTTTATATCTAAAATCAATCTTTGTGAATGGGGACACGTATTTAGAGAGCGTTGTGCTGATGGCGGTGCTAATCCAGAAGTAAAAGAATGGGCAGAACAGGTTATGAAACAGATTACGGAATTTCATAAAGAGATTACAAGAGATTATGTTTTATCAATTCAAAACTAAATCCTGATTTCAAGAGAGGAGGAATTGAATGGAAGAAGTAATTAAAATTTTCAAACAGATACAAAATACAAGTAGTACAAATGATAAGAAAGCCATCATTGAAGCAAACAAAGATAACGAATTATTCAAAAAGTGCTTAGTGTTCTTACTTGATTCAAATATTGTAACTGGTATCAGCGATAAGAAATTAAATAAATTCGTTGGTATGTCAGGAACAGAATTGAACTCTTTTGAAGAAGTAATGAAATACTTAGCTGATTTTAATTCAGGTAGCGATATGGATATTGGAACTATGCAAGGGTTTATCGAGAATCAACCAGAAGAATACCAAGATTTTTATAAACAAATGATCACAAAGAAATTTCGTCTTGGTTGTGATAAAAAAGTTGTAAACAGTGTAATTCATGGTTTGATTCCATCATGGGACGTACAACAAGCATATCCTATTTCTGAAAAGAATGAACCCAAAGATGGTGAATGGTTTGCGTTATCTCAGAAGCTTAATGGTAATAACTGCGCATACTATAAAGGAAAACTAATTAGTAGACAAGGTAAACCATTTACATGTCTTGACCACATCATTAAAGATATTGAACGATTACCAAAACATGAAAACTATATGTTTAATGGTGAGCTAATTCGTAAAAATTATGATAATCTTTCTGATAATGACAACTTTCAGATTGGAACTGGTATTATCAATTCTGACGATTCTGACAAGTCTTGCATCAAATTTGTAATCTATGAATGTATCCCAAACGAAGAATTTGAAAATGGTGAGAGTAAATTAAAGTACAAAGATCGTAGAGAACATGTGTTGAATCCATTAACAATCGCAATTTCTCGACTTCAGACAGATAATCTTGAGGTTGTTCCTATTATATATGAAGGAACTGATAAATCGGTTATTCAACCATTGCTTAATAAAGCAGATAAAGATGGTTGGGAAGGTTTAATGCTCAACAAAGATACAAAGTGGAAGAATAAACGTAATAACGGAATTCTTAAAGTCAAGTCATTTAAACATGCAGATATTCGTTGCACTGACGTTATCGAAGGTGATGGCAAATACAAAGGTACGCTTGGACTAATCAAATGTGATTACAAAGGATGTGAACTTGGTGTAGGATCTGGATTTACTGATGAGCAGAGAACTTACTATTGGAACAATCCTAGTGAGATTATTGGCAAAATTGTGCAGATTAAATTCAAAGGCGAAACAAAGAATAAAAATGGTGGAATTTCGGTTCAGTTCCCTATTTTTGAAATCGTAAGAGATGACAAATCTGAACCTTCTTATAATTAACAATTCGCTAAATATTCCCAATTCAAACAGAGAATATACAAATGTAACGTACCAATAGCACAAAGGAGGCAATGTATTTTATTACGAAAAATGACATTTGGAATGGCAGTTGTTGTAATTCTCACAACTTCTGTTCCAACAGCACAAGCAGAGGTTTATGACGAAAACCCTTGCATAACAGTCACGCCATGTCTTACGGCAGGGTTCAGTAATCAATTAAACTTATTATTTCAATCAAAAGAGAAAATTGAGTACAAGAAAAAGTATGTAAAAGGTACATATGTGAACATTCGAGAGCAGCCAAGCAAGAATTCAGAAGTTATTAAACAGGTTTCGTTTAATGAACAGGTTATTATCATTGGAAACGAACTTACAAACGGTTGTTGGTATACTGTCGATCTTGATGACAAAACTGGTTATATCCATAAAGATTATGTATCTGACAAACCAATCAATTACAGGATCTACAATGTTCCATATGCAAAAAATAAGACTTGGATGCCATACACAGCAATTACCAGTAGAGGGAGCAAACAGTATAAGTTACAACAGAAAGCATATACAAGCGATTATGGTATTCGAATGGTAAATGGAAGATATTGTGTAGCAATTGGTTCACATTTTGAATGTAAGATTGGTCAGTATTTTGACTTGATTTTAGCAAATGGTGAAGTAATTCCTTGTATTATGGCTGATGCGAAAAGTAACAAACATACTGATTCAGCGAATATTATTACGATTTCTACAAATTGTTTAAGTGAATTTATTGTAGACAAAAATGCTTTAAATCGTAATGCAAAACGTGATGGTGATATATCTTCTTGCTGCGCAGAATGGAAATCTGTTGTAAAGAAAATTAAAATATATGAAAAGGTGATCTAATGTTTATTAGTGGGCTTGTTTTAGAGAGGTGAAAAAGAAAATGGAAAGAATGTATAAATTGGATTTGGAAAGTATTAACGATGCAAAAGACTTTGTAGTTGCAATTAACAAGATGAATAGTGAAGTTGACGCAAGATATGGGGTACATGTCGTTGACGCAAAATCTATGTTAGGATTACTAAATGTATCGCACTGTAAACCATTAGAGATGACCATTTACTCTGATGATGAAAATGAAATTAATAAATTTGCTGAAATTTGTAAGAAATACGAGGTAAAAAAGAATGACTAATTATTCACAGGTATTAGAGTTAGATGAAATTACATTAGAAGATTGCATGAATTTATTCAAATATGGCAAAACAACACTAATTGAAGATGGTAGAATTACAAATATCTTGGAAGAAGGTGATTGATTATTCTTTGTTTGATTGGTAAAAGCGCAAGTGGTAAAACATTTGTGCGAGATAAATTAGTAAAAGAACATGGTTATAAAAGTCTGGTGACATTTACATCTCGTCCACCAAGAAAAGGTGAAAAACAGGATATTACATATCATTTTATTTCCCAAGAAGATTTTGAACAGAAAATTGAAGATGGATTCTTTGCAGAGTGGAAGAAGTACGACACTGAGCAAGGTGTTTGGTATTATGGCACTGCATTAACAGATTGCTATGATGCAGACGATGATACAGTTACAATTCTTACTCCTAATGGTGTAAGAGATTTGCAAGCAAAAGAGATTCCAATGGTTATTATCTATCTGTATAGCAATTTGAGTACGATTAAGCAGAGATTATCCATTCGTGGCGACAATCCAAAAGAAGTTGAAAGACGTATAGAAGCCGACATTAAAGATTTTAATGGTGCTGAAATGCTTGCGGATAGAATCGTATACAATAATCAATCTGATGATATTGAGGATGTTATCAGTAATGTTGACTATTGGTATAAAAAAATTTTAAAGGAGAAAGCGGATGAGTAATAAACTAACTATTTATTTAGCTGGACGTATGGGTGGTCTTACAAAAACTGAATATAACACATGGCGAGAAGTTTTAAGGAAGAAACTTGAAATTGCAGCAGAGTGTTGCAATTCAATTATTCAAGTCATCAATCCTGCTGATTATTTTGACTTTGATAACATGGAAGGTCATACAGATAAGGAAATTATGCAGTTTGATCTCAATATGGTACGTCAAAGCGATATTGTGATTGCAAATGTTAATGGTATAAACGAAAGTATTGGAACATCTATTGAAGTTTATGAAGCTAATAGATTAAATATTCCTGTCATTGCATATTCAGACGTATTAGATGCCAAAAAAGGAGATATTTTTGACAAAATTCACCCTTGGATTAAGGAATGTTTGGCAACGAAACTAATGTTTCATGCGGATGATGTTGTACAGTATGTGAAGGATTTCTACATGGTTAGATATTAGGAAAGGAAGTGATTGAGATATACACAGGATATATGAGTTGTCGAAGTCTTGCTGATGCGTTATATGATAAAGACAATTTCGTAACAGTTCAAGTTGGAGACAGAGAATATTATATTAGAACGGTTAAGCAGAAACGAACCCATGCAAATTTAGATGATTCAGTGACACACACGGTTCTAGTTTGTGAAGAATAGATTGGAGGTAATTATGCCAGATATGACGTTATGCAGCAGTTTACATTGTCCAGTAAAAGGAGATTGTTTTCGTGCCACCGCAAAACCAAATCCAGTGAAACAGAGTTATTATAATTTTGAATATACTTGTCACGAGGATAATGACTTTGCAGATTTTATTAAAAAATGAAAGGTTGATTTCTTGTGGAATTAAAAAAGGAGAATCATATATGTGTTTAACAGTAAAAGAAGTAAAAGAAATTTTGGATGGAATGCGTGATGATGCATTGGTTTTAGCAGACAAAGAGCTTGATGGCGATGCCGCACATAAACTAACTTCTTATGAATATCCATCTGGCGATAAAAAGGATTGGAATTTTGTAATTTTAACGTGGGAGAAATAGAAAGGAGATAAGATAGATTGGTAGTTATTAAAAGAGACTGTTCCGAAGTTGATTTTGACAAATCAAAAATCTCAACGGCAATTATTAAAGCTATGAAGAATGGTTCAGGTATTGTAAAACCAAAGATTGCAGAAGATATTGCAAATGAGATTGAAGAAGAGTGTAAAAACAAAGAAGATGTGAGTATTTCTGATATTGAATCAATGGTTTATGATAAATTGATTACTAAGAAGCAGAGACTTACTGCAAAAGCATATGAAGGATATAGAAGTATTCGTGAGTTTCAGAGAGAAAATGAGAATACAACGGATGAAGAAATTCACAATCTTGTAGAAGACAAAGATGAATATTGGAAGGATGAAAATGCAAATAAAAATCCTGTATTAAACCCTACCAAAAGAGATTATATTGCTGGATCTGTTAGCACAGATATAACAAAAAGATATTTATTATCTCCTGAAATTATTCAGGCTCATAATGATGGACTAATTCATTTTCATGATGCTGATTATTTCTTGCAGCACATGCATAACTGTGGGTTGGTCAATTCTGAAGATATGCTTCAAAATAATACCGTAATTAGCGAAACTCTTATTGAAACGCCACATAGTTTTTCAACTGCTTGTAATATTGAAACGCAGGCTATAGCACAGATTGCTAGTAACCAATATGGGGGGCAGAGCATTTCTTTAGCACATCTTGCTCCATTTGTTAATGTGAGTAGAAAATCAATCAGAAAGAAAGTAACAGAAGAATTATACGATAATGGATTGATTAGTGAGTATAATGAAGACCTTGCAGAAGTCGTTAATATAACAAATAAACGATTAAAAGAAGAAATAGAAAAAGGCGTTCAAACAATTCAGTATCAGTTGGTCACACTTATGACAACAAATGGACAAGCACCTTTTATCACAATTTTTATGTATCTCAATGAAGCAAAAAATAAACAAGAAAAAGCTGACTTGGCAATGTTAATTGAAGAAATGCTTCGTCAGAGAATTCAAGGGGTAAAAAACGAAAAGGGTGTTTATATTGCCCCTGCATTCCCTAAACTGATTTATGTATTAGAAGAAGATAATATCACAGAAGATTCTAAATATTGGTATCTCACAGAATTAGCTGCTGAATGTACATCTAAGAGACTTGTCCCTGATTATATATCCGAAAAAATGATGCTTGAATTAAAGGGTGATGTCTATACATGTATGGGCTGCCGAAGTTTTCTGACAGTAGATAGATTTACAGATAAAGTAGGAAATATTGCAAACGCAAAGAATTTTGATCCGAATAAACATAAATATTATGGGCGATTCAATCAGGGCGTTATAACGATTTCACTTCCAGATATTGCTTTCTCATCTGATGGAGATTTTGATAAGTTTTGGGAAATCTTTGAGGAAAGAACGGAGTTGTGTCATAAAGCACTTAGGGCGAGACACGAAAGATTACTTGGTACGTCTTCTGATGTAGCACCTATTCTGTGGCAGCATGGAGCATATGCAAGATTAAAGAAACATGAGAAAATCGACAGACTTCTTTATGATGGTTATTCTACAATATCACTTGGTTATGCTGGTTTATATGAATGTGTAAAATTTATGACTGGTCATTCTCATTCGGATGAAGGAATTGGCGAAGAATTTGGATTAAAGATTATGCAGGCGTTAAATGATAAATGTAATCAGTGGAAACAAGCTGAAAACATTGACTATAGTTTGTATGGAACACCATTAGAGTCCACAACTTACAAATTCGCAAAGTGCCTAAAATCTCGTTTTGGTAATGATATTTTTGAAAAATTAGATGGTTTTGATAGAAATTATATTACTAATTCATATCATATTCCTGTCTTTGAACATATTACGGCATTTGAAAAGTTAAGAATCGAATCAAAATTCCAGAAATTAAGTCCAGGAGGAGCAATTTCATATATCGAAGTACCAAGTATGAGTCATAATATTCCTGCTATATTAGAAGTCATTAAGTTTATTTACAACAACATCATGTATGCAGAGATTAACACAAAGAGTTGTTATTGTGAAAAATGTGGCTTTGATGGTGATATTCCTCTTGTATCAGATGAAAACAATAGACTTAAATGGGAATGTCCTAACTGTGGGAATACTGACAATACAACAATGGATATTGCATTTAGAGTTTGTGGTTACATAGGAACTGCTAAAAATGGTGGAAATCAAGGTAGATATGGCGACATTCATGATAGAGTGTATCATTTGGACGATATGGAATATACGGAGGAATAAAATGAGATATGCGAGCATTCGTAGTCTTGACATAAGTAATGGGGAGAACGTAGGAGTCTCCCTATTCGTTCAAGGCTGTGATAGAAAACCACACTGTAAAAACTGCTTTAATCCTGAGACTTGGGATTTTAATGGCGGTAAGGAGTGGACAGAAGAAACAAAAAATAAATTTTTAGAGTTAATAGATAGACCATATATTAAAAGAGTGTCCATCCTCGGAGGAGAACCATTATCAGAGCAAAATCTTGATGGAGTTTTGGACTTAATACAGACAATTCGTGAAAAATATCCTATTTCTCAAAATCCCAATTCAGAAAACATAGGAAAATCAAGGGTTTTAGAAGATGAAAATTCCAAAGAAATCCGTATTTCTTTTCCTGAGAAAACTATCTGGTTATATACAGGTTTTCGATGGAATTACATAATGAATTATCAACCTGTAGAAACAGATGATTTTGATTATATTGAAGAATCTTATAATGATGGATTGATGGAAAAACGCAAGCAGATAATTTCACTATGTAATATCGTGGTTGACGGAGAATATATAGATGAGCAGAAAGATCTCACACTTGCTTATCGTGGCAGTAAGAATCAGCACGTTATTGATGTAAAGCAATCTCTTGCTCAGAACAAAGTAGTTTTATATTGTGATTAAAGGAGATAATACAAATATGGAAATGGAAGATTTATACAAATTAAAGAAAGGCGATAAAATTCTTGTTAAATGTACTGTAGAAGCAGTATTTGTTCAAAGCGGAATGGTAATGGTTACAACAAGAGATTGCGACAATGGGTTCGATGCTTATGTTGATGAGATTAAAGGTGTTGTAAATGAATAGCATTATTGGATTTCTGTTATTTCTTCTTGGAATCATATTTGGCGAAATTATTGTATTTATAGCTATATATCCAATAATAAAAGATATGTTTAACTATATTCAAGATATGAACAAAATTTTCAAAGACAAGGAGAATAAATAAATGGAAATAAACGAATATCAAGAATTAGCAATGCGAACAAATCCACACAAGGCAACAGAAAGATTACTTGGGAATATGCTAACATGTGATATGAAATATCTACTACAGCAAATTTAATCGCAGAAGATGAACGTCATATTGATTTTGGCGGCGTATTCAATTCTTGTCTTGGATTGTCTGGCGAAGTTGGCGAGTTTAACGATATGATTAAAAAGCATATATTTCACGAGAAAACACTTGATGAAACCCATGCAAAGAAAGAGTTAGGCGATATTATGTGGTATATTGCTATGATGTGTGAATCTTTTGGATGGGATATGAATGAAATTGCAGAAATGAACATTGACAAATTAAAGGCACGTTATCCAGAAGGATTTGATATTAAAAGAGCAAACAACAGAGATTCAAAAGATATATAAAGGAGAACAAAATAAATGGAGAAAATTAAGATTAAATACTTTGACAAGGATATTGAGAAACTTACATACATTGGTGGTGGTAAATCTAACTGGATTGACCTTCGTTCAGCCGAAACTGTCCACCTGAAGAAAGGTGAATTTCGTCTGATCCCATTAGGAGTTGGAATGAAACTACCAGACGGATATGAAGCCAATATTGTGCCTCGTAGCAGTACATATAAGAATTTCAAGATCTTACAGACGAATTGTTTCGCTGTCATTGATAATTCATATTCGGGAGATGCAGATGAATGGAAACTTCCTGTAATTGCTATAGAAGACACAGTAATTAATAAGAATGATAGAATCTGCCAATTCCGTATCAATAAAATTCAGCCAGAGATTGAGTTTGAGGAAGTGGAACACTTGGACGAAACAAACAGAGGTGGTTTTGGTTCTACAGGACGAAAGTAAAGAGGTGATATACATAAAACAGGCGGTTGAAATTAAAGATAAAATAAATCTTACGATTCCAGAAGCATCTACATACTCTAATATTGGAGAAACAACAATTAGAAAATTGCTTTCCGAAAAAGCATGTCCCTTCCTATTAAAAGTAGGAAACAAACATCTAGTAAAAAGGGTTGAATTTGAGAAATATTTAGCTGGAAAGCATTTTATTTAATTTGGTAAAAAGAACTTTTGTGTGATATAATACAGTCATGCAAAAGTTCTTTGCCATATACAAGGAGGAAATACGATTGGGCAAAGATCTTAAAGGAAAAGAATTGGGACAAGGAATAATACAGAAAAAGAATGGGAGGTATGAAGCAAGATATATAGATAGATTTGGTAAAAGGGTATCAATTTCAGGCAGAGATCTAAAAGATGTTAAAAAGAGATATAATGAAGCGATTTACGAAAATGACAAGCAAATAAACGTAAAAGACAATATAACACTTGACGAATGGTATAAGAAATGGATGAACGTTTACAAGTTTGATATTATTCGTGAAAACACAAAAAGACATTATAATAATGTATATTATAAGCATATATCTCCGAGTCTTGGGAATTTTCAATTAGGAAGTATTACTCAATATCAAATCAAACAACTTATCAAAGAATTAAAGAGTAGTGGGTATCAATACGAAACGTGCAACAAGGTAAAAATTCTTCTTGTTGATATTTTTAACAAAGCTATGATTAACGAATATGTGCGAAAGAATCCAGCAAAAGGAATATCATTAAAAAGAGACGAAGAAAGGGACGTAAGAGTTTTGTCGCAGGATGAACAAACGGTATTCTTTGATTGTTGTAAGGGAACATTTTATGACAATCTGTTTGTTACGGCAGTATCAACGGGAATGAGGATTGGAGAACTTGCTGCTTTAAGATGGACAGATGTTGACTGGGATAGTAGAGTAATTCATGTAACTAGAACTCTCGTATATCAGAAATATGAAAGCGACAGTCAAAAGGAATATCATTTTGAAAAGCCAAAGACAAGAACTAGCTTAAGAGATATACCAATCAACAGGCAGTGTGAAATAGCATTAAAGAAACAATTTATTCAAAAGTCTGTTGTTGCTACTAAGCAACCAATTACAAAGAAAGTTGACGATAAATATGCTGATTTGTTATTTACATCAAAATTCAACACACCATTAAATTCGCAAGTTGTATGTCAAGCAATTAACAAAATTATTACGTTTACCAGCAGACACCATATGAGTTCATCAATACCGATGAAATCATTGGGAAATAGCGGTATTTAAAGGGTATGACAATAATTTTAAAAAATGAGAAACCAAGATAAGTTGATATATTTTCGTATAAATTGATATAGTTTTATATATCAATGGAGACAAAATGGAGATTCCTGAAAAATCAAATGGAGACAAAATAATATAACAGTTTTGCCGCAAAGAACTTTTGCAAAATCGTAAAAAAATAGGGACAGGTAGAAATTCATATACTTGTCCCTAAATTATTATTACATCATATTACAACATTTGTCCGTTCCATTTTCGTCTATTCTCTGTGTCATATTCAACTTGAATCCGTGAGAGCGTATCATTGTGGCTTAATTCTTCATAGGCATATTCCTGAGTTTCATATAAGCGTTTTAAAGGTAGCTGAGTACCACTACCGTCTATAAAACGTATAATCGCCAAACTTCCACTAATACGAACTATTTTACATTTCCGAACAGTTCTATTGTTTTCTATAATCCATGCAGTATCACCTTGTTTCATATTATCACCTCTGATATATTATGACATTATAACAGAATACATATTCGTATGTCTACAGATTTCTATAAATATACGAACATATATTCGATAATCTTCTTTAAACGGCAGTTTAGAACGTCAAGGTGAAAAAGCATGTACTTTAGTAAATGCTGCCGTTTAAAACAACATTGTCGAACAAAAGTTCTTTGTATAATACAATTCAAGTCAATACATACTATCAATGCGCAAAAATTGTTTAATTTTGTGCGTATTCCTTTCTTGTTTGGCGTGTATTTGCACATTCATATACGCCACTTACATAACCTTATTAAATTCATTTCTAACATTTTTCTTATCACAAATACAATAAATCATTGTAGTATCCAACTTAGCATGACCAAGAATTTGTTGAACATACTGAATTGGCATACCTTTACGAGCTAATTCTGTTGCCATTGTACGTCTGCATCTGTGCGGATGAACATTTGTCACGTTTGCCACATCTCCAATTTTATGTAATCTTTGTCTAATGCTTTCCTTGGATAATCGTGTCCCATGATCATTTAAAAATAATGGTTCAAGATTGTCTTTTCTAGTCATAATATATTCTTTGATATAATACATAGAGCGTTCAGATATATAAACCGTCCTTTCTTTGTTGCCTTTTCCAACGACAGTACATTCGCCCGATTTAAAATCAATGTCCTCACGGTTAACATTCTGTACTTCAGAAACTCGACATCCAGTAGAAAACATAAATTCTAATAACGCACGATTTTTAATTGTATCGCAGTTATCTAAAAGCTTTTCTACATCTTCATCAGAGAATGGTTTCTTTGTGACATATCGAGACTTAATCTCATGGATTTTCAACATAGGATTCTTTGGAATAATTTCTTCAAGAGTCAACCATCTAAAGAACGCAGAAAGGTTTTTTCTCCTATTATTAGCAGTAGTATTTGAAACTCTTTGCTGATACAATGAGAGTGCCCATCTAATGTCGTTTGTAGTAATATCCTTTATATTTTTGTTTCCAAGATCATCTAACGTGTGCTTAATCGAATCCATATACTGATAAATTGTACTGGGTGAACGACCTTCAAGACGCAAAGAAGCTCTATATGTATTAAGAATTTTCTCATTCTCATTTTCAAGTACACACAATTCTGTATGTTTCTCATTTATATCATATTTTCTTAATAATCTACAAACACATCAATCTATCATCATTACAGTATTATCATCTGCAAATCTGTCAATCATTGATAATAATTCTAATCTAAATTTCTCTTCCATAACGTAAAAAAATACCTCCATCCTAAATCAAAATTTATATGTTCTACATATATATTCTCCATTTGGAAATAAATGGAATTGATTTTAGAACGGAGGTTCGGTTATTCAATATTCAGTTGTAGATAAGATTATTCAGATACAATACAATCTGAGAATCCATCAAGTTCCAAGATACTATTTACAGTATCCTGATAACGTCCATACAGTTTTGCGGCACTCTTTCTTACGAAATATGCTCTGTACTTTGCCTGTCCCTTTTCAAGACTAGTTCCTCTTGCTTCTTCAATTCTTGTTGCCATAAATGTTTCCATATTAAAATCCTCCTTTGAAATATATTTATTCAGCACCTTCAGTATCTTCCATACCTGGAATAATATCTGTGATGATTGAATCAATAGCAGTAGCGTTTGCAATGTGACCTTTTTCCAATGAATCCAGACGTTTTTCGATTTCATTTTTGGTTCGCAGCCTGATAGTAACCGTGTAGGTTCCATCTTCCTTGCCGGCCTCGTCCGTATTCGGTGCGTATGTAAACCCATCACACTTCAGATCGGTGTATTTTCCAGATACCTCATCATTGTGTTTAAAGGTCACTTCCGCAATGTTGTTCTCTGCAAAAGTGTCCGTGATCGTTTTAATCCCGTCAAAATTTTTGGACTGGATCTGGATGTTTCCAAGGCTTGCACCATCGGCAATTTCAAAGCTGGTCTGATCTTTTAAAATAATTTTATCCATATTATTTTTTCCTTTCTATGATAAAAAATGGTTAATAAGTTGCGTTCGAATATTTGTTCGATATATTTTCTTAAACGGCAGTTTAAATACAACAATAAAAAGAGCTAATACATTAGATGGAAACGAAGCATTAGGCACAACATGTTATGGGAAACCTTTCTTTAACCTAAGTGGATAACTAACGGCATGTATCTAATATCTGTAAGTATTTGGTTTGTACGCCCAGTGAATTTAATTGATAAATTCCAAATTTTTGGGCTACTTGTAAAGTTACTTCTAATGAATGATCCTTGTATATCAATATTCTCTCCATTAAGTGTATTTACATCAACAATAACAATGCTATTAGCAGGTAACGATAATGAGACCGTAAGATTAGTAAACGTTCCTGCAGGATACTTTATGTCTTTGACCCTATAGCCGCCATTGTCTATATCCCAATCGGTTTGTACACTTATTACATCGGAACCATTGTTGACTATACAAAACGGGTTTCCAGTAAATATGTTTTCGATGCCAAATGATGGTACTTTCTTACTATTTAGACTGCCGTTTAAAACACTTATCTGCTTTGCGAGCGATCCATCAATATTCGGGTTCGCCTGCCTTGCGTCCAGTGCAAATCCCGCCACAGTCGTTGTCTGGTTATTTACGATACTTTCCGGTTGCAGTGCGCTTCCGATCTCCTTTTTCAGCGTAGGGTTACTAAGAGTTGTAGGCTGGTATTCGTGTCTTATAGTGCCACATTCTAACTGGAATTTTATAATACAGTTAGTTAAAGTAGTACCAGCTACAATATATAAACCAAGTTCATCACGATAAAAGTCATCGGTTTGCGAATACTTAAAAATAACACTTAATGTTGAATTATTAACAGTACGGCAAGCAGCAATGTCCGTATTTATATTTTGTTTGTTTTTATTGGCTAAATATAAACTCGCTTGTCCTTCGACTGTAGTTATCGTCAACACGTAATTTTTTCCAATTTCTAATCCTAACTTACCTATAAAAACAGCATAGTACGCGGTAGCCGTAGCTGTACCGTTAGCAGTTATAGACCCATCTTCGTTTACTGTCCAAGTGATACCGTTATTCATATAACTATCCGGTCTATAATATGGATAAGGTATTAAATTCTGCCCTTGCTGAGTCGAAGTTTTGTCAATTTCTTTTTTCAGATTTACATTGCTCTCTATTGATGGTTCATAAGCATGAGCAATAGTACCTAACTCTAATTGAGGTTTGCATATACAATCATAAGTTTCGCTATTAGCGGCAGTTTCAATACATAAAGCAACCCAAGTATCAACATCAAATTTTAATGTTTTTGTCGCTGTACCATAAACTATATTATCAACTAATTTTGAACCACTTTCATCATAAACGTAATAGCGAATCCCTGCATTGTCAGAGCTACAATTAGCAGAAATAGTAAAATAAGTATTGGCATCAATTTTAATGTTGCCCTCTTTTTTATCTGTACCCCACCATATACCAACACCCATATAAGGTCTTGATGTACTGCCATCTTGCGTTCCAGAAATACCGATAGAACCATCTTTATTATCTGTAAATGTTACTCCATATACAGTTTTAGTGGTTTGAGAATACGGATATGGTATAATATTTCTTCCCTGCGAAGTTCCAACACCACCAAGCTTAGTCTTTTCTTCGCTTGTATAATCATTAGAAGATAATCCCTTACCTTCTTCCTTTACAACAAGATTAGAGATATCTTGATGTTCAGTAAGATATCCTGCATCATTTATAAACTCAGATACATTTGTTGGAACTATTGGAATTTCCGTCTTATCCGCTTTACCAATCTGTAATGCTGTAATAGCACTCTTATTATCCTTAATGGCACTATTCATGGCAGACGCACTTGTTTCATGTGTAGAAATCCAATCAGACATTTCCTTCAATGTATCAAAATCTTCAGGTGCGCCAGCTACAACCTTTGCAATTTCGTCTGAAACTGCCTTTTTTACTGAGCCATCGCCCGTTCCATTTAATGTGGAAATTGCCGTTTCATTGGCTTCAATTCTTTTCGTGTTGCTTTTTATTGTTGATTCATCTGTTCCAATCTTAGATTTAATGCTTTTTAATTCGCCAGCAATCACTTTATTCTGTAAAGGATTTGTTGAAATTTCTGATAAAGCATCGTCTACAGGAATTCCTTTTACAACACCGCTTTCGTCAATAGTAATAGTAGTACCATCAACTTTTGACGCAACGTGACCGTTTGAATCAATTAACGAAACTGGTAACTTTGAATCTCCTTTAGAGATATACAGTCTATCCTCATCAGAGGAAAATTCAAATTTGTAACCGTCAAGAGTGTCATTAATTTTGCCAATAGCCTCATCAATCAGTCGAATATTGCTTTTACCACCTTGACCTGTAAGTTGATCAAATACAGTCAACCATAATTCGCTGTAATCTGTTTCAGCCCACAACTTAACGCCAGTGTTACTTAATATTTCTGACATATATTTCCTCCTTTTAAACTATTTTCTTTCTGCCTGTTTCTGAGATTGTTTGATTATAATAACTATTTAATGATCCACTCATCATTTTTAATCGTATCAAATAACTAGCAGACATATTGGCCTTCCCATTTGTAAAATTGATTTTATTATCTTCATTTGATTTATTAAAAACGCCTATCTGTATATGAACTTCGTTGTTCTTAACCTGAATATTATTATTATTATCAATTTTCAGTTTTTCGCTTAATAAAAGGGAAGAATTGTTGCCCTGTACAACAATATCAGAATTGTTTTTGGATTTAATTATTTTAGAAACTATGAAAGAGGATGTATTTTTATTCTCTATCTTTATTGTGTTTTCTTCTTTACTTTTGACATTTTCACGAATTAAAAATGTTGAATCATCATCAAACTTAATCTCATTTCTTGATTTTGCATGGAACAAAAACAAGACTCTTGTTAGAAATTTTGAATTACTAAAAGCCACGTTGTTTATGCGTGGCTTTAATATTGCTTTTAATGCTGTTTTAATAGAGTTTTTAATTTTAATAAAACTCGTATTAACAAGCTGAGTATATCGTGAAGCACCATGAATATACTCACGAAATGTTTGTCTATCCGAAATCTTGGATGATAAAATGTGATAGTTTATTCGCATACTTCACCTCGTTTTCTTTTATGCGTTCAGTACAGTAGTCGTTAGTCCTTCTGCTGGGATTTCAAGAACTGCACCAGCAGGAATTTCCTGTGCTCTCATAAGCTCTCCATAGAACATCATATTTCCACCAGTGGCGGCATCAAAAATTACCCAATGAGTTACAGGTGACGCTGCAGTTGTCCATGACTCCTGTGCTTCATCAAAACGAAATACTACAGAATTTGTAGTCGAACCTTGAACAGATTCGTTCCAATTAGTTGTATCACATTTTGCAGCAAAACGCTTATAACTAGAAACCGTAGGCTCAGTACAATTAGTTCCGTCTTCACTTGGAGCAGTTTTACTTACACCAATATAAATTGTCTTTTCTCCATTGCGAAAAATATTATTAAGAATTTGATTTTTTTCGTATGTATTAATCATTACGAATCCTCCTTATTTACTTGATCATGGGTTTGATTGAAATTTTGCCGAGGTCGGCTACGAATTGATTTCCCAACTTATCTGTAATAACCAACTGATGTGTAAATTTACCAAATAAGTTCTGTGTATCAGAAGAGGGAATTGTTATTTGAATTATGTTATCTGTAATATTTATTGTACCTTTGACAGTTGATTCGGTTGCTAAGACTTCTGTTTCTCCATATTTAGCCAAACGCCATTCACATGAAGATGCAGCAATATGATATTCTTCATCAAGAATATCATATAAATCTACACTAAATGTCTGCTGACATCCACCAATCATACCAAAGTCTGAATTGTTAAATACTTCACATGACATTTACTTTACCTCATTATTTTGTGACTCCTTTGTTACATTTTCTGTTTTATCCTCTACAATTGGGTTGTTAAGAATTACACTAATCTGTGCGATTCCCTGTGCTTGCTGAATCCCTATAAAACTCATAGAGTTCAGTATATTAAAAAGAAGCTGAATCTTATCTTTTGGATAAGAAACAACTTCCAGTGTTTGTATATTATTCTGTTTTTGTTCCATATTAAGCCCTTTCTTTACTTCTTTTTAAATGTACTGTTACACCATGATTTTGTTGCATAATTATTTCTTACCCATGATTTTATATCATCTAATCTGTCCTCAAGATGAGAATTTGTTGTGTGTCCAGATAAATCTGTTTTTAATGCAAATTTATCATTACACCATTCTTCTCTAGCAAGGTAAGAACTATAATTATCAATATAAGGCGTATTTTTAAAATGTACATTATTTGTGGTATCGAATGTAAGATATCCACTAGGACATGTAATTTTTGGGTTGGATAACATAATAAAATTTAATTGCTTCAACGATAGCTCCTGTGTTGTTATAGAATCTCTTTTTATTAATGAACACAAATCATTAGAATCCCAACCAATATTTAATGCATTTATAATCATAGTATTATTTTGACCTAATAAATCGAACGATAACCCACCAGGAGATAATACTGCGTTCATATAACCAATAGAAGTATTTATATAACCACTATACAAAGATGTTTCTCCAATATTCCAACCTCCTATTGTCCCAGAAGATGCATTTACTTTACCACTAAAACTTCCATCTGCTCCATCCAATGTCCCTTTAAATGTACAGTTTCCACCAAACGTTCCATTGTTTGCAAAAACATTTCCATTCTTATCAACCATAAATGTCCCATTACCAAGATTAATAGAACCACCTTTTAACTGACCGCTGAAAATGCCAGAAGAACCAGTCAAATCGCCTGTAAAATGCACATTACCATCTGAGTCAACGTAAAACTGTTTGTTATTTCCTTTGTAAATAGAAAATAATTCTCCACTTTGATTCGGTTGAATTCGTACAGAGTTATTACCACCTTTAGCAATAAAACCATCATCATCAAATTTATAAGTACCTGAATTATTTTGTAGCGTAAGATATTCTCCCAAAAATAATTTTCCTAAAATCGCTTCGGCATTTACGGCATAAACAGTATTACCATTTTTATCAATGGGTATCTTACCGATAGCCATTTTTGCACTCTTGAAACCATCATCGGAAAATACAATTTGGTTGTTAATAATCTTAATCTGTTCGGGATCGAAGTCATTCTTCTGTTCATTCCATTGCCTGAACCACATTCCAGTTTCGTCCCATGATTGATGTTGATTTTTTACAGGAATATTTGCAACATCTAATCCATATTTCCGCATTTCCTCAACAAAGTTACTCTGATTTACAGACTTATCGTATTGGTCTTTGTTAAACTGAAAGCTCATAGCAGCCGAATTAGCTTGCGCTTGAATGCTAGATGCATCTTCATAAATATCATGTACACGAATAGCATCAGAGAAAGTTACATCAATCTTACTTGTGTCATTATAATCAACAGTAAAACTAATCAATCTCAGTTTAATAACGGTGTCGTAATCAGTAGCCATTCTTATAAAATTGCCAAGTTGGAAATATTTCAAGAATCCTTTGAATTGTGGAATAGTAAGAACATTAGAAAGAGTAGAAGAGTATTGATATTGTGGTCTACATTTTTTAGATAAATCTTTCCATGCAACATCAAATAACTGTCGCTCAATATCAAATCTTTCTGTATCAGTTGTATTATCTGTAGTAATATAATTGTCGTTACTATATGTTTCCTCTACAACATAAGAATCAAGTGTTTTCCATTCATCCTTAGTAAACCATTTATCCATATCCAACTGAGATTGAACAGCATTTCTTTCTGCGATAATAGAATTATATACATCTGTAGCAGAATCAACCTCAGACTTTCTTTTATTGTATTCGGCAGTAACATTGTTCAAATCCTCAAGATTTTGCTGATACAGATTATAGTTAAAAGAATTTGGCTTATTCATACCTTGGGCACAATAAACTTCATCTATGTTCTTGAACGATTTAACCTTTGAATCCAGAAAATCCAATCCATATTTCGTCCAATCTTTAGAATCCAAACTATCAGGTAATCTCGTTTCAAGTTCCTGAATAACACCAATCTGATCGCCAAGACGTTTCATGATTTCTTCATACTGTGGTTTTAAAGACTGATATTTCTCATTATATGCTTTCACCTTATTCTGAATAGATTCTTCCATTTCTGGTAGGTAATACTCAAAATTGTAAATTTTATTTGTACTATTAGGATTAACTTCATTGATATAAATTCCGTCACCACCATTGACACGATAGCATGTAATAATGCTATTTTCATCAATGCTTTCTGTCATAGACTGCGCAAGATTATCCATTGAGACATAGATATTTGTATCTTCCCCATAATTGTCTAAATCATAAGCATTTATAGTCATATTGAATGTATCGAAAACAAACAAACAATTAAATGCTTCTGATACATCACCAGTCAAAAATGAATATATATCTATATCGTCCTCGTCAAAACTTCTCTGTTTGTTAGCAAGAGTAGCATCTACATGACCAACCGACCAACTCGGAGCAACATTTAATACTCGATGCAATAAACTTCCTTTAGGGTTTGTAGGATCGTAGAAGATGGTCTTTACATAATCGTCATACAAAATCTCGCCTGTATTACATTCAAAATCAATGAGTCGCTTATTGCACAAAGTACATTCCAATGAGTTTGCTGTAATACTTTTTGAGATCCCTGTATTCTCAATATTAGTCTCCACATGAATTTTATACCAACTAATGCCTTGAATCATAATTAGACGGTCTTCTTGAAAATCGTCATAATGTTCATACTTATTACCATTGATGTCTCTATAGATTTTAAAAGAAGCAGTCTGATATGCATTAAGATTAAAAGTGAGAGATAAATCATCATAAATACTTACTGCACCAAGAAAGGTTTTATCCTTTTTTGCAATGTAAATAATTGGTTTTTCAAGATTATTCAAAAAATCAACTGGCAAATTAAATGATTGAACTGCCATTAGATCACCACCTTTCTTATTGGTCTATATTTCATCGTGAGAGTGCAATTGCCTTCAATTTTGAATACATTTGTTCTTTTATTTAAGTCGTTTACAATACGTGGAAATTTGTAATTGATATCATTATAGATTTTATGGGATATGGCTGTAGAAGTGATTTCTAGGATTGTTCCATCAATTTTTATAACTTCATTATTGATGCAATTATTCAGCTTGAAAATTTCACCCGATGTTTCATTGGTAATTTTGAGGTTACAAGCACTGGAAATATCAATTTCTATATCGGGATAAATATAACCAATTTCATCACTCATATCTACAAACTTTAACATACCAATACCATTTTTAGTAGAAATTTTCTTTGTAATCATTTGTCCATAAGCATACGGAGAATCTGTAGTGCCTGTAATATTAAGCCCCATAATATCGCCACCGACTTGAATCGGTGAAATATTTAATTGCACATAAAAATGTACTGTATCATAATCAGACTTTGTGATTGTAAATTCTTTGTAATCATCTTTTCGTTGTAATAATCTAGCATAAGTAGAATATTCATATGAATCAATTGGCTCAAAATTCTGTTTCATAACTTGAAATTCAAACTTAATCGCTTCTGAATAGTTTGCATTTCCACTTTTGTACCATCTATTTCTGATAGGAGCAGATGTCAAGGTAAATTCAATATTTCCACCAGATGTTTCAGATGAGGTATTCCCATTGAATTCACACACCATAAGTCCAAGCTCATCGGAGGTTATGCTATCAAAAGTAAAACCACGAGTTTGAATTGTCATGGTAACCTCCTTTCTTTTTACATCATTTTCTTCATTTCTTTTTCATATTTCTTTTTGAGTTTTTTCATTTCTCTGTTTGTGCCAGAAAATTCTCTATTTAACTTTTGTGTCTCAGAAATAATATCCTGCAATTCCTGGATATCACTTCCAAAACTTTCAATTTCTTTCTCTAATTCAGTGTTCTCTTCCTGTAACTTCCGAATCTGTTCATCACGTTCAAGAAGCAGTTTTTCGAGAATACTTACTTTTCTTTCATTAGTCACTTCTGACATATGTTTTCCTCCATTAAAATAGGAGAGGACTATTACATCCTCTCCATAAACTATCTTCTTACACCTTTAGTATAGGTAGCTTGGTTAATCTTTCTTACTACATTTTCAGCCTGTTTTTGAGCGACACCTTCCATCTGCTTAACAATCTGGTCTGTAGCGACACCTTCAACAATCGTTCTGTTGTCGATTTGATAAGTAGGAGATTGTGATGAAACTTTCTCAATAGGAATGTTCTTCAGATTGCTAATAATAGAATCAATCTGTGGAATAACAGGCTTAAAATTCAATAACGCTTGCGTCTGTTCCTTAGAAAGTACAGCTTCGCCACGTTGTAAGAAACTAATACCATCTTCACCAGAAAGTTTAACAAGATCCTTAATCACACCGCCAGTTGAAAACGAAGCGTCTTTTATAAGTTTCTTGAGAGCTGAAGCAATTTTCTCTCTATCGTTTTTACCAGACAAATCACTTTTTACAGATACACCAAGTTTCTTCGCAAGGGCAACTTCATTAGCTATACTCAGAACTTGTTTATGCTGTTTATCATAAAGATACTGATTAAGAGCACCGTAATACGATTTCTTGTGCGTTGCCGATACTGAATGCTTAGATATCCATTCTGTAATATCACTTGCTTTCTTTCTGAGTTTATTCAACTCTTGTTGTTTATCGGTATTGTTACTTTCGGAAGAACCAGAACCGTTTCCGCTTGAAGTTCCTGAACCATTTGATGATCCAACGCTTTGTGTTCCCGTAACATTTGTCTCTGCATACTTGGCACTTGCTTCAGCAGCTCTATCGGCAGCATCACAAATAGATTGCCATGAAGACGCAATCAAACTAAGCTGTTCGGTAATGTTTGGCACATTAGATGATAATGTACTTGTATAATCGCCTACAGCAGATCCACCGTCCTTCCAAGCATTCACAATGTACGTAGATACATCGTAACCAGTATCCTTTGCGATTTTCTCAATATTAGATGCAACCTGTGAAGAGTTAGCATTTACATATGTGAGAGCATCAGAGAAAACTTTATCTGTATCTTTCAGGTAGTCTTCAGCTTGTTTTTTGCTATTTTCAAGCATCTTATCGAGAGCATCTTCCTGATCGGAAACAGAATGATCGTACAACATGTCCGATCTATCTTTCTGTGCGTCTTGAAGATCGGATTTAAGTTGTTGTAATTTCTTCCGATTTTCTTCAGAATCGTCGCCTTCCAAAGCCGCAATCTGCTTTTCTAACTTAGCGATATTTTTATTAGAATCAGCTAACTTATCATTCCACTCTTTTAAGGACTTGTCTGTTTCTAACAATTCCTTTTTCTTCGAAATTGCTTCTTCCAAAGCATTATTCTGCGCATCTAATCCTTGCTTTACATAAGCAGCTAACGACTTCTTCGCTTCATTAGCAGACTTGATAGAATCACGCTGACCTTGCTGATAAGTCCTCAACTTAGAGTTGTAATCGTTAAGACCAATTTTGCCCTCATTATACATCTCATTCAAATCAGCAATAGCATCTTTGTACTTCTGAGCCTCAGCAAGATATGTATCATAATTCTGAGCGGTCAATCCCATAGCAGTAATACCATCCTGCGTAATCATTCCCGTATCACTGTCAAACAGATTGTCAGAATCAAGCATGTCAATTAAGAAATCTGTCTCGTCCGTGATGTCTCCAAGCTTATCAAGTAACTCGTCAAAACGATCAAACTTCAACTCATTGATAGACTTTTGAAACTCCGCAAGTTCTTGCTCATCCTGTTGAATAGATTCATAGACACCATTTAATGCTTCTTGTGCTTCATACCATTCATCGCTACCAAACTTAATCGTAGATAATTTCTTTGCAAGTTCTTCAGCTTCTTCCTGTTTAAGCTGCATGTCAGACTTAACGGCATCTGCTTGACGTGTATAATAAGCTTCACCTATTAACAGACCTTTTGCTTCAGCTATACTAAGAGAATTGGAAACAGCGTTCTTTCTCTGCTCAATCAGCCCGGCTTTATTGTCATATCTTGCCTGTACCTCATCAAAGTGATCTTTCCTAGTCTGACGCACATTAGAGGTATGATCCTCTTTAGCCTGATTATAATTATCAGTTGCGGTATTCTTTGCAAGAAGATATTCATTATGTGCTATGCACTTTTTCCTAAGAGTGTCATTTTCAATCTTGTTAATAAGATTATACGAAATTGACTTATTGGATTTTAAATTACTCTTAATAGAATTAAATTCATTTTGAGTAAGACCAATGTTTTTAGCTTTTGTTTTTTTAAGAGACTTTGTAAGAGAACTCTTATTGGATTTATAACTCTTTGTTGCACCAGTATAAGCAGTTTTTGAAGCTGATAACTGGCTATTGTAGTTTTTAATAATCTGTTTATACAGATTGTCAATATCAGACGTACCGATTTTCTTTGTTGGATTAAATGTAAGATTACCTACCTTGGCATTCAGAATATCCATCTTTGTTCCAAGTTTTTCAATCTTATCAGAAGCACTGTCAATCGGGTTGTTCGCTAAAGTCTCATATAAATCCTTTAACTGATCCGTAAGACTGGTAACCTGTTCCTTGCAAGATTTTGCCTTTTCATACCAAGTCTGATAATCTTTCATGGCATTTTTCAGGTTTTCATTTTTGATAGTCTGGATTCCATCAGCGTCCAATGTACCATTACGGATAAGTTTCTTGTAATGTTCCAGTGTCTTGGATGATACACCTTTTTTGACCTTTTTTACATTCTTTCCGCTGCTAGAAGATGTAGATGTTGCATTGTTGATTTTGCTAAAACGTGAACCAGATACAAAATCCTTACGAGATGAAAGCTTGGAAACTCTTACAGATGCGCCAGTATGAGGGGATTCAATAAACTTACCGTCTCCACCATAAATACCTACATGTGTGATGTTGTTTTTGCTTCCAAAGAATACTAAGTCACCAGCTTGCAAATTTTTCTTCGATGTGATTTTTGTCCCCATCTTAGCCTGGTCAGCCGCATGATGTGGTAAACTTACACCAAACTTCTTGTAAATCTGCTGTGTAAATCCAGAACAATCCGCACCTTTTGTAAGACTTGCACCACCCCAAACATATTTCAGTCCAAGATAATCTGTAGCAGTATCATATACAGCATTTCCACCTGTAGAAGAAGATGATGAAGTTGTCTTTTTGCTATTCTGTGTTTTTGCGGCTTTATTGGCATATGCCATGTATTTCTTATATGCCTTTTCCTGTGCAGTAATAGCTTTAGTTGTAGCTTCGATAGCTTTCTTAGTCTGATTTTTCTTTTGACCAAATGTAAGAAGATCGTCAATCTTGTCTTTAGCCTTAGATGCCTTGTCCGTGAGATTATTAAGTTTGATCTCAATAAAGTCAAATACTTCGGCTGCATCGGATTTTGTTTTGGATTTGGATTTTGATTTTTTTGATGACGGAGATTTATAACTTGATGAACCAGAAGAATTTACTTTTACTTGTGGTATATCTAATTTTGCACCAGCAGAAGTTGTTACACCATTTACAATGTCTTGAATTGCATTGTTAATATTATTGCGCATTTCATTAGACATAATTGGATTGTCTGATAATCTTTGTTTTAATGCCGCAAGTTTATTTAAAGCTTCTGTACCTGCACCAGCCATTTTAGCAAGAGTGTAAATATTTTGACAATCTGCATCAGTTACAATAGTGTTTTTGTTACAATACTGTTTTTCCAATGTGAAAGCTGCAAGTTTTGCCTTTTCCTGTTCTGTAATATCACCAAGATTTTGAAGTTTAAGAATATCAGCAACTGTGGCATTTTGCAAATCTGTGGATGCATCGGCAGAAAGAAGTTTTTCAAATCTAAGTTCTTCTTCCTTTTTTGCCAAAGCCTCTGTTACAATTTGCTCGGCATTTTTAACGCCCATATCTTCAAGCTGAGTGATATAATACTGTTTGTTTTCATCGGTAAGATTAGCGAGAAAATTGCCATCATTTACCCATTCAGTAGCAAGAGCATTAGCTGCTTTCTGGCACTGATCCATGCTAGATTCAGAACTACCCATTACCTCTTCAAACTCATCCCATGATTCAAGACCACGGACTGAAACATCAAATCCTGCTAAATCAGAAGCGGATGCAACTGTACCATTTTTCTTGTCAGCAAGCATATCAGATATCTTAGAAATCTGTGTAGACATAGAAGAGAGCTGCGTAGAAGCGTTTACAAGACCATTTATTTTCTGTGCAAGTGCCTCTGCTGATAAACCTGTTTCATTCATCAACTGCTGACCACCAGCCAAACCTTCAAGTGCGTTTCCTGTTAATTGTCCTGCATTTGCAAGGTCAAGAAGGTCATCTGCCGCACCTTTTAAATCGGAATCGTCTGTGTTTTTGAGATTGAGCCATGCTTCGTCAAAAGAAGCGATAGATGGGGCAGCAGAATCAGCAGCATTACCCGTATCTTCAATAGCATCCACACCAGCATTCAAATCATCACAGAAAACTTTAAGATTAGAATCTTTTTCCCCTAAAAACTCTGCGTTATTAATCGCATTCATAAGGTTAGGATATTTTTGTAATTCTTCCTCTGTAAGCTTACCTTCTTGTGCCAATTGTTTAAGATCTTCTTTTGATTTCTCAATTCCGTTTGTATTGAAAATTTCTGAAATCTGAGAATTATTCCATCCTGCTTTGTCAGTATAAGAGTAGATTAACTTAATTATGTCTGCAATTTCTTGATATTTTGAAATTGTATTTTTTTCATCGGAGGACAAAAATTCTCCATTAGACTTCTTTTTGACAGCATTATCATAGGCATCTTGAAGATTGTTCTTCTTCTTTGTGAGATCTTCGATATTGTTATTTAATGATGTTGTATATTCATCTACAGTATCAATACAATCTTGTAAATTCTCTTCATAATACTTAATATCATCCTTAGAACCAGATTTCAAAGCTTTGTTATATCTCTTTTGTGTCTTTTCCATCTGCTCCGTATAATATTCAAAAGATGCTAAATTGCCAACAATATCATCGCTGTTTCGAGCTTCCTGAAATACGCCAGTTGCTTTTGACTGAGCAAGTTGAGTATCAACCGCATTTTTATCAATATCACCTTTCCCATATTGTTTATTAAATGCAGTTACTGTTTTATCTGCCGCCTCTCGCGCAGAATTAGCCTTCTCTTTTTCTTCAATATTTTTTTGAAGTTCTAACTGTCGAGTAGCTTCTTTTAATTTATCTAGTTCTTCCTGTTCAACGTATGTGAGTTTATCTTTTTTATTAAGTTCATCAATACTTTTATTTTGTTCTTCTAATTGAGAAGTTGTGTCTTTTAATGCTGTTTTAGCAGAATCATACTCACTTACAGCTTCATTCATTGCTTCATTGGCTTTTTCTACACGATGGATATAATTATCAATAGCTGTAACAGCTAATTGAATGCCTTCTGCGATAAGCATACCAGCAATCATATTTGCCGCCATCTTTAATCCTTCTAAGGCAATATTAGCTGCTTTAGCACCAATGGTCATTTGCTCTAATCTATTATTGTAAGCAATAGTAGACTGCCTTGCTGCATTCTGAGCATTTTTTACATCATCAAGAGATACTTTAGTTAAGTCATTTTCTTGAACAAATTTTACTTGCCATTTTTCACCTTCTGATAATCCTTTAAAGTATTTTTGCCAACTAGACTGATTAGAATCAACTAATTCTTTTTGTTTCAATAGATTATCTAAAATACCTTGCGGATTTTTTTCATAAACAGAAAGATCTTTTAATTTATCTTGTATATCAGATTTAGTAATAATAAATTTATCACTTAAGTCTTTCTTAACGGAAGAATTTTTCCACGCATTTGCAATATTAGATATTGTATAATCATTTATTGCAATTAATTCATCAGAAACTTTTTTAAATCTATTTCCAATATCTTCAAATGATTTCCCCAATATTCCAAATTTCGATGAAAATGTATCTTTATCACTGTCAAATGTTTTGAATATCATACTATTTTATTACAAGTTGTTTGAGGACTTGTTGAATTTTATTATATGTGATACAATTTTCATAAATTGGAGGTGTGTCATCATGTTAATGTATTGTAAAAAATGTGGAAGAACAATTATAGATTCAAAAAAATGTGACATTTGTAACTCTATAACATATGAAGTTCCTGAAGAATATCTATTACTATATAATGGAAAAATTTATAAAAATAATTTGAATGAAAGCAAAAAAGACCAATTCATAGAAGAATGTATAAAATCTTCACCAGAATTTGACGAATATCTATTTAACAATAGAGATAGAATCAAAGCACAAAAATCTGCCGAATATGAACGAGATATGGCTATCGGTGATGCAATACGTCAAGGTGCGGATGTTAAAACAGCTTTTCGCAATGGTGGTAAGAACATGCCAAAATGCCCTACCTGTGGCTCACTTAATGTAGAAAAGATTTCAACTAGTAAGAAAATATTTGGCGGTGTAATATTTGGATTGTTCAGTTCAGATGTAAGAAACACAATGCACTGTAAAAATTGTGGAGCAAAATGGTAAACGTATGTTCCGACTATCAATTCTTTGTTTAAAATGGTAAAATTTGGTTATCAAATATATTACGAAAGAAGGTTGATGCGTATGGATTTTATATCACCAGAAGTTAAAAGACAGATGCAGCAAAACCAAGCTAATCGTCAGATAGAAATAAATGCTTCCAAGATGCAGCTTGATAGTAGCGCAGAACAAGTTGCTTATTATCTGTATGAAGAAATCAGAGATTATCAAAACAAACTTCCTGATACAGAAGATGTAGCAATGTCTATTGTTCAATTTAATCAGTCAATTACCATTTTTGTTAAAGAAATCGGTTGCATTGGCTACAATTTGGTTTGTTTCCACGGAGAGGACACATCTGGCAAACCGTTGGAACTGATACAGCATGTACAACAGTTAAATTTTCTTTTAATGGTTGTCCAAAAACCTGCTCCAGAAGTTCCGAAACGTCAGATAGGTTTCGTAGGTCAGGTTGAGGAATAAGTTTTGTTAAATCAATATTCGTATTTATCACCTCGAATTAAGAGAGTAGAAGACTTGTCAGATGGCAGGTCTTTTATGATATATGTTTACAATGCGAAAGAGACTAGATTGCTCTAGTCTCTTATTAGTTACTAAAAACTTATATGCAGTTCGTATACACATTTCTGTGCAACTTGATTTACAATTCATATTATATATTATGTATTATATGTTGTCAAGATAAATTTGTTAATTCTTTTATTTTGTTTTTTACATAATCATATGGTGTTTGTATTTTATAAACTTTTTTATTAGGATTTATTCTCATAATATCGGCACAAAACATTTGATGCACCTTTAATTTACTACATCCTTCTTCTTCAAAATTCTTAACTCTTATTATCATTTCACATGTTTTATCAACAGGAGCAGATTCTTTTTTAATAGATACAAGCGGAACTATTAACATAGTGTTTCCAAAATCTTTTAATATTAAACACCAATGACTATTGTATATTTCTTTTGGGTATGAATTTTCTATATAAAAGTAACAGACATCTCCCTCTGACGGACGTTCCATTCCCTTTAAATTATATTTTATCTTTGATAATTCAGTATTATTTTTAGCATTCTTACCTATTGTGTTATTAAAGTGATAAATTGAATTAACCATTCTTTTATAGTTGTATACAAAACTAATAATATCAAAATTCTTAATAGATAAAATCTTTTTATTTATTAACTCAAGTTCTTTTTCAACATCCATAATAGTGTCCACCAATCATAAGTATTATAATTACCATTATATACCAATAATCGACAGAATACTATCAGAACGTATGTTTATAAATATAAAAGAAGAGTAGCCAATCGACTACTCTTTATCTTTTATCCAATTTCCTTTATAGCATCTTTAAAGAACTGCAATCGTCCATTTACCATATCTGAATTTGATGTACCGTTAGAACAGTATTGCAGGTAATCCAAATTTGTGTCATATGATGCTAAGAATTCATTTAACCATTCCATATATTTAGAAGTAGATTTAGAATCTCTAACCATACGGTACATTCCATAAATACACATTGGAATTGTACTTGCTTTTATTTTTACATCTTCTGGAAGTTCTTCATTCAACTTATCTAATGCTTTGCGCAGATTTTCAATTTTCTTTTCTGCAAATTGTTTTTCATTTGGATCTGCAATCTTATCATTATAATACATAATAAATTTATTCATATCTACATCTCTAAATGAAGTAAAATTGTTTTTATCTGTCTTTTCTGTAAGCATTAAACATTGAATAACAATATCTCTGTCAAGGTTCTTTTTAAACTGAGCAGGAGATAAAACTTTTTCAAAGAATGGATGATCAGCAATAGAGTAAATAATTTCTCTGACTTCATTGCTTTCAATAGTGCTTCTTTTCTGTCCGTTTGAAAGTTGGTGTCCCATATTTATTCTTTCAAAAATATCAACAATTTCTTCTTCGGTTGCATCTGTCATTGTTATAATAGAAATATCTCTGTCATTAAATCTTGACTGAACAGCTTCGTCAAGCTTAGAAAATTTCTTTCCTGCGATTTCGTATTCAGTCCCATCAATTGTTAATGGTTTTAAATTCTTTGACAATTTAAATTCGTCATTAGCAAAGGCTGCGATTGTAGTAAAACGTTGCTTAAAATCAACTACATCAATCTCTTTTGTGTCACTGTGTTTATTCACAAGTGCAGGGTAGATAGGGTAGTTTCTTAACAAAGTATCAATAAACAATGACTTCTCTTTTGGTTTCCAAATACCAGCTCTACGTTGAATTGGTAAGTCAAAATTATATTTTCCCTTATTGATTTCACCAACCAACGATCTTAAACTTTTCGGACTTGTTTTAATATCTTCCATCCAGTTTGTCTCCTTCAAAAAATACAAAAATTTTTATATTTTCACAATAGCATAATTGTAAAATTTTGTAAATAGAATTATTCAAAATTTGAATATTTTTCTTTCTGCATTATTCGACAAACTTACGTTCTGGATTGTAAAATTGTGGTAATTTGATACAATAAATTTGTACATACGACCAATTTTATGTACTACCCCCAATGTTACAATATAGGGAGTCTTTGATTTTCGATAATCTCAAAGACATTAGCACTACAAGAACAGCAACTTGTGGTGCTATTTTATTATTCTCTATTTTACTCGATTGAAATCAAGATTTCTTGGTTTTGTTCCATCTTATCTACCTCTAGGAACTGAGAGGTCAAACTGATTTACACGAGATATGAGATAAGTTCACATCATTTAACATGTCGTGTCATGAGTACGGAATGCATATTATAGTAGCATCGTTTCATATAACTACCACCAACGGTTGTCACTCTCTGAGGGCTTACCGTTTTAAAGGTCTATCCCTGCGAACCAACTGAATTCATGAATTTTTACTATGTCTATTTAGTTTCCTTATAATAGAGTAGTACCATGAGTTTTACAGCCTTCCTCGCATATTGCGTCTTCGTTTATCGTATGTATAGCATACTTATCATAGTCCAAACTAACGTATCCGTTAGAAACCCTATGATGTCGGTACGTTCAAAACAATAACAATGATTTGATTAATACGCCACTAACGTATCAATGCCGACATTTTTAAAAGATAATGCTGCTACAATTCCTGTAAGAATAGTTGGTAACAATCCAACTGTATCTACAAAATCAGTAGTACCTTTAATCAGAGTGGATAATAAATCAATACCATTCTTAATAGTTTCGGAGTCTATCACCTTAAACCAGAACTCCTGCGCACGATTCTCCAACTGTGCCATTTTACCATCAATACTATCAAGATAAGAGTTTAATTCGTTTTTTGCTGATCCCAATGCTTCTTCTGAAGATTTCTTAACAGCTTCAAGCTGTGTCGGATCTTGCAGTATCGCTGAAGCAATATTCGAACGGTTTTTGCCCGCTAATTCTTCAATTAAAGCTGTGGCATGATTTGTTCCCAATTTTTTATCTTGTTCCTGAATCTCTTTATAGACTTTGGCTATACCGAGGAGGATTTGATATGTATTTTTATAATTTCCATTACTATCAAGAATATCAAAACCTTGATAATTGTTAGAAGCTACGGCAGTATAATCTTTGATTATCTGTTGTTTTTTTGAATTTGTTGCTTTTACGAAAGCATCTACTTCCTCATCCATTGCAGAAAGCTCTTCTTCGGCTTCTTCTGTACCAACCAATCTAAGAGAAATCGTGCGTAAACCTGCTGAAACACTATCTGCGTCCTGAATCGTTGCATTCGCTGTAGTGACTAAACTTGCAGCCTCATCAATCGTATTTCCCATGAGTGAGAGAGTAGCTGATGATTTTTGAAGGGCAGTGGCTAATTCATCTGTTGATATTGCATAATTATTACCTACTTCATTAAGCTTATCAACAATGGTCATTTTATCTAAGTCTTTATACGCTTGTCCCATAGCAACAAGTGACTTAGTTGCATCTTCAATATTATTAAATTCAGATACATTCAGGAGTACATTTGCTGTTTTCGCACTCTCGGAAGCTTCATCAAGCGACTCACCCAATCGCATATAGTCGGCAGTGCTTGTCTGTATCTGTTTTGCAGTTGTACCAACCGCATCTGCCGTATCAAATGTTGTATTCTGATAATTTTTTAAACTTTGCAAAGATTCATCAGATACTTTTCGCATTTCTGTGAGAGCGGTATTAAGTTCTCTTACGACACTTAAACCTTCTTTACCAAGATTAATAACATCATACACGCCAACCATTCCTGCCATCTGCGCAGCAATCTGATGGAATCCGCTATTCTTTAAGGTGTCCCATAATGTTCTGCCAGCACGACCAGCTTCAGCTTCAGCATTATAAATCTTTAAGATTTCACCATGAATCTTGTCAAGACTCATACTAGGATTACCGCTTTCAATTTCTGCATAGTAAGCTTTGATTTTAGCTTTTGCCTCAGAAGACATCTTACTATTTTCATTGAGAAGTTTGTGAATCTTGTCTAATTCTTTCTGACCAGAAACAAAGTTATATCCCTTTTCAGAAGCTGATATATTAGTGACAGTAGCGATAGTATCTTTGATTTTCTTTTCATACTCGTCCAATTTGGAAATATCATCACTTGTCACCAAACTAGCATCTTTGCCCTTTAATTCATTAAGCAGAGTTTCATACTTATTAACGGCATTCTTGACAGCTTGTACATTTTTTAAATATGTATCACTTGACCAACCACCATCATTAAATCTATCAATAGTTATCTTGTATTTACCAATCTTACCATTATAAGAATCTAACCGTTTATCATACTTATTAAGATTTACATTTGCATTCTGTTCTTTTGCCTGTGTATTTTCCTTAATTTTCTGAGTATTCTGCTCTAATACACTATTCTCTTCTTTTATGGAATTAGTAGCAGATTCTGTAGAAGTATATGAAATATTCGTTTTCTTTCCAATCTTACTCTGTGCATCAGCCAACTTCTCAGCTTCTTTAGCAGCATCTTGATATGCATTACTAATATTCTCCACCTGTTTGACAGCACCACCCGTATTGCCACCCATATTGCTCATGTTTTTATTAACATTGAGAATATTCCGACTTAGTTCAGCAAGTGACTTATCAATGTTCTGGATAGAAGAGAGTAGTGTTTTAGCACCAGAATCATCTACTTTGCCAAAAGCTTTACTTAAACTCTGTACTTCTGAGACAACACTTGATAACTCTTTTGATAAATTCTCAAACTGTTTAAAATCACCTGTTCCTTTACCAAGAGAATCAAGCATCTTTTCGAGATTAGAAATTACACTGGATAATTTCTTTTCATCGACATTCAATTTGATTTTATATTCTTTGCCCTCAACAGTGTCTAATCTGTCTTGTACTTGTTTCATATCTGAAAGTAGTTTTGCTACATTTGATTTAATTTCTACATCATACTGATATGTACCTGGCATTTTCTACCTCACTTTCTCAAAATTTGTTCTATTCTGTTATTTATAATTTTGTCTAAGCGACCATCAAATCCACTTTCAATGTCTCGTTCAACATACATATACGGAGGTAATGATTGATGCATCATCCATTTTCCATTACCATGTTCTCCATCCATAAACATATAATCGAAAGCTGTACTTGGCTGTAAACTTTGACCAAGCCAACCGACATATGAATCCATTGCACCTGAATCAACCGAAAAACGAAGAACATTTCCTTTTCCTCGTGTTCTTGTAGAATCAAGAATTTTCATGAAGTTATATGTTCTTTCATAAGACTGTGGAGTATAGTCGTTGTACCAATCTATTAATGAATATCTAACAGATTCTTTTAGAAGTTCATTTGCTTGTGGTGCGACTTCTTCTGCAATATGATTTTCAATTCTGTCTAACTTCTTTTTAAAATCTGCATACATATTTTTTGCCAATTTCATCACCTCAAAAAATTTCAATTTTTCCACACTAAAATAGGAGAGCAGTATCACCACTCTCCATAAGAAAAGCTCTATACGCTGTAACACGCATAAAGCCTGTTTATTTCACAAGAAATTTGAATTTCCTAAACACCTTTCAAGATGTAAATATATTCATTGTTGTGATAATCTTCGTTTGCTGAGTAATTTTCAAATTCAAAATTATGATATATTGATTCACATTCGATTTCATTTTGTGTGTTTTTTGGATCAACTCTCAGTTCATGCGTTCTAATAGTCTTTATTTTATTTCCTGAAATCATACAATCATATAATAGAGGACTAAATGACAGTAAATGGATTACCATATTACTATTGGAAGTGTAAGAGACAGACTGAATTAAAGCTCCGTTAAGTTTGATAGCAACATCATTATCTAAGATGAAATCTACAGAAGTGTATTTATCAAAAATTAAGAAAATCATATTTTTTATCATTTCCAATAATTTTAAATTCTCCAAGATGATTTAAATTATTCATGTTTTATACCTCTTTAAATCCACCATTCTTAGCAAACTCAACAACCTTATCTAAATCTTCCTTTGGAATCTCATCGAGCTTCTTATTCACAACTTCGATAAGTGGTGTGAGAGTAGCGTTCGCTAAATCAGAAATTCTTCCAATCTGTTTGCTAATAAACGCCTGAGTAGTTGTCTCATTAAACTGAGTGTCTGACTGTTTCATTGTTAAAATTGTCTTAAACTCACTCAATTCACTCATAGGGATAAGTGAATCAGTTTTATCAGAACCAACCATTAAAATATCAAGTAAGCCAGATGATTTAAGTGCATCATATCCCTTGATAAAACCTTTATCATCCTCATCAATCTCAAGGTCGGTATATAATTCAATAACGGCACGACAAAACTGTATATACTGGGCGACAGAATTTACTCTGATTTTATCTGTTTTACGATATTTTGTTTTACCATTATCATCATAAGCTTCCTGCTCAAATGTTGTTTTATCTACGATTAACTTAGCATAGGCATCTTTTTTAATGATTGATACATATGGAGTAATTTTGATTTTACTTAACAACTGTTCCTTTAATGCGTTATTTGCCATGTTGTTATATTTTTCTACAAACTCTAAAAGTTTCATATTCCTTTTTCTCCTTTAATCATTTATTGACGAGAATTTTTCACATTCTCCATTATGTATTTCTTTTTGAATTCGACCTTCTATAGCTTTCTTTAGAAGACTACAATTTCGTTTGTATCTTTTACATCCGATGCAGTGAGATTTAAATTCATCAAACTGTGAAGCATTGTCAAAAACTCCAATGTAGTCAACAGGTCGTATTGTAATTTCTATTCGTGGATTTTCTGAATCATAATAAATCCCTTGTACACGTTCACATAACTGAGTATCATCAATCCACACGGATTCGCTGTCTGTAATCGCATCGGCAAGACACTTAAAACTGTTATTGGCATCTTTGTCTACTCTGTCAAAATAGAAAATACAATCCATATAATAGTGCTGTGATTTGTCATTCGATTTAATCCAGTTTTGTTTTTTTGCTTCTGTCTTTACATATTTTGCAAATTCTTTCTGATATTTAATTGCTTCTGGTTTTTTATATCCTACCGCCATTGGTTTCCCATTTTTTAAAATAGCTCTCCAACCTAAATAGTGGTTGACTGAAGGTGCGATAGGAGATGTTAATTTTAATTCTTGTATATTATTTTCTCCTTTACATAACAAAAGAGCAGCTTCCGAAGAAACCGCTCTTTCTTTTAAATATTAAATTTTAAATATGATAAGTCGCAATTCCCAATGAGCATTGGGATATTTATCAATATTACTTATCACGAAATTATGTACTTCATTCATATTTCCAAAGTTCTTGTCAACATGAATTACTTTACCACCCAATAATTCCAATTCTTCACAGATTACATTGTAAAATGTTTTCTCCATATCAATTCTCCTTATCTCTTTATGCAAAACAAATCGTACAAATCAACATGTAATACATGAGATAAAGATACTGCATGAGAGAGTAGTATATCAGAAGTATATCCATTCTCGAGATTGGATATTGCAGTTGCTGACAATCCTGTACGTCTCGCAAGTTCTGATATTGACATATTCTGTTGATACCTATATCTGCCTATTTCATTCTTCATGTATTTAGTCTGTGTATAATCTGTTTTTCTATACATATATAATAAGGAAGAAATTCATAAGTTGAATTACTGGATTTTATGGTATAATAAAAGTATTAGGGTTCATCCTTAATTGGTAACGATATTACTTCTGGCTTTAATTTATCATGATAGATATCATCGCCCCCAGCGGCTTCGTAAATTTTCCCTAACTCCGTAAAAGTTTTTAATCCAGAATTGTCAACATAACCTTTTTCAGAAAATTTAGCATGTAATCCATATAACTGATTTCTTAATGTCGCAACTGTCCGCTCTTTATCAGCTCTTTCTTTTTCAGTTAATTGACATTTTATATCATCTATACCCTTTGACATTTTAGATATTTCTTTGTATTGCCAATTATCATGTTTTTCTAAAGTGGTTATTCTGTCTTCAATTGTTTTTTTATCTTCTTCAAATCCAAATTTTATCCTAAAAGTCTTTTTAATTTTCAAAAATAAATACACTATTTTATCAATACCGAGAATAAAAATAAACACACCCATTATGATAGTTGGATACGGAAGATTAAATAATGCTTCTATTTCGTCCATAACACACCATCTTAATCTTTAGGTTTGTTGTAAGTTAGGGCAATAGAAGAATCTCCAATTCCTTTTGTTGTTGGATCGGTAATTGCATTAAATAATGAAGCTAATACCATTACTACTACATATGGATTACTAATTGCTTGTACAAATGTTTCCCATACTTTTGACCAAGTTGTTAAATCTGAAGCTTGTAAACCAAAGTACGTAAGAATCGGAATTACAACAGAAATTATAACTTGCGAAATAAATAAAATATTTTCTTTATTAAAACGAACTTTCCAGTTAATTTTATTCATGACTTTTCCTCCTATAATTTATACTCTTTTGAGTTTTCCTGCTTTTAATAATGAAAGAAGTCGTGTGTTTTGATCTGAACTTCCTACATACCCAGCAATTCCATTAGCTTTTGCAATTTTAGTACGATGTGCTTTTGATGAATCTACTTTGATACTATCCAATGCAGACGAAATAGTAGTACACTTACTTGCGCACTTAGGATAATAACTTGATTTTTTATTTGATGTAGGCTTATTAGCTGTAGAAGTGATTGTATAAATAAATTCAACATGTCCTATCTGCTTTGGACGAGACGGATCAGTTCCAACAAACAATATTGCATCTCCGACCTTTAAAATTTCAGGATTTGTAATATGACCATTTTTAATCTTTACAGGAACAGTTTCAAACAATGAACTTGTATAAATTCCTGCCGTATTTAGTAACGGTACACTATATCCAATTTTCTTAAACGTAGCACATCCACTAGAAGAGCAGTCTGAATAATACTTCCCCTTATATGGAGTATATACATATGGTCGTAACGACTGATTATATGAGTTCCGACCTAGAATGGTTTTGTATGTGTCATGAAACTTTTTTCGTCCAGAATCAGTAATTTTTTTTAATCGTCTTACTGCAATAACTCCCTTATGTTTTCCGTTTGGAGCAATGCTTTTGTATCTGCTTTCAAGATATGTATACATATTTTTAGTAGACGGAGTTCCTGATCCATGACCACACAATGTAATATCTTTTTCAGTTACTGCCATAATAGTTTCCTCCTTCCTATGTTAATTCATGATTACACCATTTCTTATAAACTTCTTTTGTGTCGTTTCTAATAAAAGTCATTATAATAATTTTCTTTTCACATTTAGGACTATAACTCGTATATACATCCACTGGATAAACATTAGAGTCGATGTAAAAAGTTTGTTGATCTCGATTATATATACGAACAACTTCTTTTTCGGTGTAATTTCTTGGTTTTAAATTACTTTCAATTATCATCCTTTTTTATTCCTCGGTTGAATAGCGTAAAAAATAGGGATTACAACATTGAATAGTGTATTATGTTATAATCCCTTATTTTAAAATCACTATTCAACATTACTTTTAGCCTCTTTTTCGACTTTTGTAACAATATCTTTTTTGACAGATTTAACCTCTGTCTTTTTATTTTCTTTCTTAATAACTTGCGCTTTTGTCTTCATGATAGAAGCAATAGAATTCTTATAGCTTTCACCAAAATATTCTTTTCTGCTTAAATCCAATTTATTTAACTTCTCTTTAGCTTCAATATCTGTCATACGTCCATCTTCAAAAGCAGAAGTCACTTCATCAATTTCATGACAATTATCTGAACACCAACAAAAATACCATGTTGGCTTCAAACGGTCTTCTGGATTACAAACTGGACAAAACGAATAAGTTTTACCGCAAAGCACACAAGTTCTCAATTCTTTCTTTGACATTATTCCTCCTTGTAAGAATAGGGCAGTAATTTAACTGCCCTACGTGTCCTTATAATTCGATGTCGTCCTCTTCCTCATCAATATAATAAATAGAGAAAAGTTCTCCGTCTGTAGAGCAAGCATTTAACATCATAGAACCCTTATAATCCATCGTCTGAGAATCACCACCCTGTAATGCAAGTGAGAATTCAGGACTTGGCATAAATGAAGGGATATGAATGATAGCTGCTTTTAATACATCAGTTTCACACTTATCTACTACAAGTGCCTTGAAGAACAACTCATGAGACTTAGGGAACTTTTTACCAGAATTAGTAATCTTTGCTCCACTCTTAATTGTCTTCTTATACTTTATAATATACTGAGTTTCACCATCTGCAATAGGCGGTATTAATACATCACTCGCAGGAGTTGTTACATGCTGATCTTCTGGATCTTTTACCTCATCAGTATGCTTAATTGCATATTCAGTAGCAGAATGATCAGATCCTTTCTTAAATTCGTCCTTACCCATAGAACCTTTTGTAGAAAGAGCATTTACATGAATAGAACCTTCAACAAATCCCGTAATATCCAATGTCTCGCCAGCTTTTACGATCTGAATCATCGGCATAACAATACCATTATCTGCGGTTGCAATCTCGGCATCAGTAGCAGAAATAGTCTCTACAACAGCAAGATTAAGGAATGCGTTAGTTGCAGTAACCTCACCTTTCTTACCTGTATACTTACGATATACAAGGTTTCCATCCTTATCATTGATATCTGTTGAGTCAGCAGTAATATCAATATTTGCCTGTGTAAGCTGTGTTAAAGCATACAGAGGTGTACCATTAGACTTTGCACCGTAACCAAACTGAAGTCTATCTACGATTACGTCACCTAATTTAAATGCCATAATTATTTTCCTCCTTTAAAATTGTTATTTTTATGCAATAAAAAATGAGCGATTATAATTCGCCCATAAAATTGATTAAGTCTTCGGGAATATCTTTGGCTGACACCATACCGCCATAGATCCCATGTAATGCAGCCGTTCCCTGTTCGTATTTTTGAATTCTGTTTACAGAATCCATAAACTGACATATATTCACTTGTTTTAATTCTTCCAACTTATATTTAAACCCAGGATGATTTATACAACTCGAAACAAGTGGTAAAAGAGTCGATATGCCTTTCTTTTTATCATCCTGTTCTGCTTTCATTCTATCTTCTTGTAAAATCCATTGTTTTGTTGTTCTACCTTTTGCCTTTTCAACCTTTGGATGAACATTCATCATCGCTCGAATAAATTCAGCAATTTCCATATATTCATCATCATAAATAATCATATTTTTATCTTGATTAAAAAGTGCAAGATGATTATATTCTGGATCGTCAACATTTTTTCTTGCTTGAATTAGTTCAAATCCATCAAAACTAAAATCTTTGAATAGTAGCTTTAACGGCTCTTTATCTTCGAGCAATTGATATAAGATATAAAACACTTCAATATCTTTTGTTTTGTTCCAATCCTTTTTAAATACATCATAAAGAAGAACTCGAATAGAAGTAGAATTACTAAGAAAAGGAGAGATTGCTTGGTAAAATTTTGATTCACCAATATCTAAAATATCTCCTATAGTTGGAATGGAAATAGTAATACCATTTATAGTATAATCTTCACCAAAATACATTTTAAGTTTGTCAAAATGGTATTCTGGATTATTACTTTTTTCTTGTTTCTTTTTTATATCTTCTTCAGCAGCAGATTGAAGATTGTTTAATGTCTCTAATACATCCAAATAATCACCGCCTTATACCGTAATTCATAATAGAAGACTTTTTATCTATTGTTTTATGAATTCCATTAGTATCAACAACTTGGAATACGAGAGTACGAACAAGATAATTATTATCTGTTGTAGATTCCTTTGATGATACAAGATGTGTTTGCATTCCAAATATATTAGACCAATTAAATCGCTCTCTTATAATAGAAGCAATGAGGTCATGCCTTGGAATACCTGTTAATTTATCATTTCTGTCATTACCATGAACAAAAATAGTGAATGTAACATTCGTATACTTTAATGTATCCTGATAGCGAGGCATTTCATCAAAAGATACTTGGTAACAGATATAATGTTTTACCTCCGTCTGAGTGTCAGGAATAAACAAATAAGGACGGATATTGGATGTTCCACCAAAATATCTATCCCATTCCCCAAGAGGTTCATACTCTTTTGTATCTTCGTTCCATTCCCAGTTGATATTACCATCATCGTCAAAAAGTTCAGATTCTAATGACTTCTCATTAAGTGCATATAAAAGACATGGATTAAGCATAAGTGCTTTTTCAATCTTTTTCTTATACTGAATATTTTCATCATCAGGAGTAGTCTTATATGCACGAAGCTTATTTAACAAATCATTTTTTGTAACTAATTTTTCTGCCATAAAACACCTCCTATTCAGTTAATTCTAACGACAAAATTTCAGATTCAATCGACAAGTTATCCTTAACAATTTCACATTTAACAGATAATATTTTGCCTATAACAGAAGTATTACTAGGAAACTTTACTTTCTTTTGGTTGTACTCTGTACCAGCTCGCCATGTTACTTTATCTGTCCAGTCTTCATTATCAATAGAGCAAGTCCATGTAAAGGTTGCATCAGCATATTCAGTTGTAATATCTTCATTGGAATCATTAAATAGATTTACTGTAAGATTTTTATAAGAGCCACCAACTTTAATAGTTGAAGTAGATGCTGAAATTTTTGCTGTAATGGAAGATGGGGGAGTGGTTGGAGTAGATGGATCTGTTGGAGCAGTACCATCAAAATAGTTAGCCCAAAGACCTGTGATAATACCATTTTCATCTTTCTCAATATAATCAGTATTGCTATTGAATGGTTTCTGATATAGAGTAAGTTTTGTTCTTCCTCGGACATTTACTCGTTCCACCTTGCTCACCACCCATGTATTAGGTGTCCAATTCTCAATCGAGTAGTTTGGAATGTCTACAATGAGCCGTTGATTATTATTGTTGTCTTCAGAAACGTAATAGATTGTATCAGATATTTCATTTGTTGGAATAAACAAAAATTCCTGATTCTGTTGACTTGCGGTCACGTTATCTACCCAAATTCCTGAGTTGTAACTAGACTGTGATTTTAAAACGCACCACATACTTCTCTTATATCTTTTATCTGCTTTGGTTTGTATCCACTGCAAAAAATAATCACAAGGCAAGATGAAATACTTCTGAAAGTCTTGTTCAACATCTTTCATACAAATTAAATGTTTATGATAAAGTCCGTCTTTATCTGGTATATCAAGATACATACCCACAAAAATATCGACTAATTGATACTTCTTTCTATATTCTTCCATGTAGAATAATTCATCGTCTTCCGTGAAATATTCTTTCTGTTTTGGTCTGAATTGACATTGTAGAGTAGGAGAGTCCTTATCAATAGAACCATACTTACTTACAAGTATCTTCGCATCAATCGGTGTCTTTGTGGTATTCTCATATGTCATACCAACATTTATATCTGGCGAATCATCATGTTTCCAATCATAGATATAGCATTTTTTACTCTGCTTATCATTGTCCCATGTCCAATTCATCATGTCGTCAGACTGTTCCTTATAAATCTGACCAATTGTTTTAGCACCGTTGTTCTTGGCGTTTGCGACACGCCTAGCTGTTTGTAGACTCGGCATCGCTTACACCTCCCTCAAACATCTGCTTAATATATCCGTGAGAATCTAAGATTGCCCTACGGAATTTTTTGTAACTAAAATGGTCGCTCTTAAAATTATCCATAGCACCTTGTAAAGTTGCCATAAGAGTTACCATAAGTCCGTTGTCGTTAAATAAGGTTTTTGTACCACCTAATTTAAACATAACATTTTCAAAGAAGACGAGAAATGCTTCATCATCTTCAAATATTTTTTCTTCAATTGTCTTGTCCTTATAGAGCAGTAGTTTGTGAATATCACCATGCATTGCACGAACTGCTTCATTGATTTGCTTGTTTGTGAAGTCACCATATATGTATTGCATATTAGGACTCCGTGTTAATATAGGAATTGTACATATATCCGTAATCACGAATACGTTTATTTAATTCAATTTTCATGGAATCAAGACGGTCAATCATGTTTTTATGATTGTCGAGTAGCTTCTTCTCCTCTTTACCACCTATCATTACTGATGTGTGCATAATAGAATCAACCTGCGGCTGTAACCACTCAATCGTCATTCCAAGTACAAGAATTCCTACGACAAAATTCATATCAGCAGTTTCATCGACTGAATTATTCAGTGTAAAATCTAACTGCTGAATTTCATCATCGAGTGTGAGAGAAGAGAATAGTCTACGCACTCTTGGATTAGAGACTACATTGCTTAATCGCTCTGTATATATTTCAAGCAAATCATTTTCATCAAGAAAGAGTTCTTTCGGATCGTTGATACGTCCTCTTGTTCGTGAAAAAATTGTTTCGTATGGAAGCGTCATTGTGAGCCTCCTTTACTACATATTTAATTTTAAAAGTAACTCTGTTCCAAAAATAGAATCAAGCGTCTGAATTCTCTTAACAGAATCAAGTGTTCCGTCATCAACCATACTTGTTGCAATAGTTTTTAATGCTTCCTGTGCTCCAATTGGAAGAGAATAGATAGCTTTTTCCATTTGCGAAGGAGTCATCTTTAAAATATCTCTTAAATCATTTGTCGAATGAAGAGTAGAATATAAATCATCAAGTTCTGGATGTAATGCAATGAAATCTGCATCCTGCACAACAAAACGAGGTTTAAACATCATCTTGTCACCCTTCCTTGCTGCATAATCCAAATCTCTAAATTCAATTTCCTGAACGTCATCAATATCTGCAAATGTATATAAAGTATCTGATTTAAGTCCAACATAAAATAATTCTCCTGCGGTAAGAGACACACATGGAATCATTTCTGTTGGCTCAAACTTCTTTTTTTCTGATTTCTTTTCAGCCACATCAGTATTAGTATTTTCTACTGCTTTTGTGGTAGTCTTTTTTGTATATGCCATTTATTTTTCCTTTCTTTCCAATATAAAAAGAGTGGCTAGATAAACTAACCACTCAATCTTATTTATTATTCAAGAGTCCACTGACCAAAGTACTGTGGTAATACTACCTCAACACCCATTTCTCTCTGAACTTCATATTTCTGGAAGTCGTCAGCGTGTTCACCCTTCTGAGTACCAGACTCATAAATCTGAGTTTCGCCCTTATCTGTGAACCATACAAACCGTTCCTGATTCTTTGCGAAGATAAGAAGTATCTTATCATCAATAAGTTTCTTTGTAACATCATTGAAAACAAATCTCTGAGGAATTTCAATGAGTTCTGTTCCCTCATATGTACCAAGGCGACCTGTCTTAGCAACATCCTCCTTCTGAGATAAACTTCTCCAATCAACTTCTGTAAGACCATTAAGTTTCTTTAATGCGGTCTTTGTACCCATAATAACAACTTCTGCGTTATTGGCTGTTCCAACATCCTCAAGAAGTGTATCAAACTTGTCTTTTGTAGCAGCAGATAAAACACCTGTGTTTACAAACTGAGTTTTGTTAGGTAACTTATTAGCAGCACCATAAATTCCTGTATAGCAAAGTTCCTGAACCTTATATACGAATGCTTCTGCAATCTTATCTGTCAGTTCTGTGAAATCAATACGTCCAAGTAAAATAAGATCAATATCCTTACCAATCTTTACACCATACTTCTTAGTATGAATCTTGTGTGCTGTACCTTCATTTAAGTACTGTAAAGTCAGATCATGATGGTCGCCACTGATTTCAGCAACAACAAGCATAACCTTTTCTCTTGACCAGAACTCTTCCTCGTCACCGAGTTTAACATTTCTCATATCTACAAAATCATTAAACCACTCAGACTCCTTAAATGCTGTATCTACCTTAAAATCAATATCAGACTCAAGTAACTCATATACTTCTGTGTGATGAAGTTCTAAAGCTCTTTCACGTCTCTTATTTGATCTAAGATCCTCTTCAGTAAGATCACATACTTCCATAATAATTTTACGGATTGCCTTATTTGCTTCGTGCTTAGAAACCTTTCTCTGATTTCCGTCATCATCATACTCATAAATATCAATTCCGTGATTTAAATTGTATGTAAGCTTCTTAAAATTTTCATACTTATCAGCATCTTCAAAAACTTTTCTTAAATGTTCTGTACTAAATCTCATCATTATTCTATATCCTCCTTTCTATTACTCACCAATTTTTAATTTTCCACTAGAAATCTTTGTGATTTCAGCTCCAACTGTAGGTTTACCATCAAAGTTGTCCTCTGTAAGCCAATAACGATCCTGTGAATGAAGCATGTATCCACGAACTGCACCGTCTGCTGGATCGTTATAGAAATTAGAAGCAAGTGCGAGTGAACGAGGACTCTCGACATTGTTGAGAGGTTTCTGATAGATAACACCAACTCCCTTTGGATCTTTAATTACAACAAGGTATCTTCCTGATGCATCCTTCGTTGCGATATAAGCATCAATTTCAGTTGCATCTTCCATATCCCAATTATCAAGAGAAGTCATCTTACCTGGTTTAAAATGATATCCGTTAGGTGTGTCTTTTGTGATCTTTACAGATAAAATGTGCTCACCATAATCCTGAGCAAGTAAATTACCAATTTCCATCTGTGGAAATTTTGTAGCAGCATATTTAATAGCCATTATGTTTTCCTCCTTAAATTTTGTTTTTTTTGCAATAAAAAAGAACGCATAAAGCGTTCTATACGAAATGAAGTTATATTCAGTTGTTAATCAAATAAGTTGCCGTAGTTTTTCTTAGGCTTTGATTTCTTATTCATATTTGTAAGTATCTTAACTGAATTTGTGTTTTTCTTTGTATCGGTAGAAGAGAAGTTCGCATGTGCAGACATATAATCTGAATGCATAACCTTTACCTTTGTTTCAAAGTCTTCTACAGAATAATTATCCATAGCCTTTACTAATTCAGCGAAATCAGCATTTACATAATTTCCCTCTGAATCTTTCTCTGTAAGAACAGAATAGTTATCAGCATTGATAATAGCTTCTTTCTGTGCATGAAGCTCATTCTTTTCTGCTGTCTCTTTAAACTCCTTGAGGGCAGCGTAATTTGAACGCATGGATTCAAGTTCGGCTTTCTCACTTGCTGTCAAAAGCTCACGGAATAATTCTATACGCTCACCATCAAATGAAACATTATCTCCATCTTTTGTATAGTTCTGTCGGTAAATTTTCTCAGTACACCAACTCTCGTATACAAAATAAGAATCAAATACATTTGAGATATAGTAATAATCATTATCCGACTCTTCATATGGTGCTAACAGATTATAGAGTGCATATTTTGTATCTTCGTGAGAAATCTCATATGTACGAATAATCTTCTCAAAAGTCTGACTTCCACCTTCATCACCATCTGAATCAGAAGTTCCTTCGCCTTCACCTTCTCCATCATTGGAAGGCTCACCAGATTCTCCATTATCTGAATTGTCTCCGTCTGAATTGTCATCATCGAACATCTCAGCGAATTTTGCTTCAAGTTCCTCATCTGACATTTCTGCATAGTCGAATGTTACATCTTCAGCAGTCTTACCATATTTGGCAAGTAATTCTTCAAATTTTGTCATTTTGTTATATGTTCCTCCTTCCTTTGATTGTGTTTGAACAGGAGTATGTTCTTTATTGAAATTAGAAAGTGTCTTATTAAGATTTTCTAAGAGTTCAATCATTTTTTCATCTTTGTCAAATTTTACTGAATTGTTATTTACACTAAAATCTGCAATATCGGCACGAGAACCTTCCATGCCTTCCTGAATTTCTGTACCGTCGTCATGACTTCCTAACAAAGTCGAAGCATTTACATAGAAATCGTTTAATTCAAGATACTTCTCCTTGGCGTTGTAAGAGAGTTCGTCAATGAAAAGTTCGCAACTATTTTTTGAACCTTGTTTTGCACGAATAATTTCACAAGCTTTTGTATATTCTTCGCTGATATAAGCATATGCACATACATAATCTTTATCTAAATTATCATCATGTTCCCAAAATGCAGGTTCAGACGAGAAAGAACCAACTTGAGATTCAATATATCTAAGTTCTTCATTACCTTTATCATCCTTAACAATTTCCATCTCATGTCCTTCGAAATCCCAACTACCATCGTCAAGCTGATGAATTGCTGCCAACACAGGTCTGTCAGCAATTGTATTCATTGCTTTTTCAGCAGATTCTTTTGATACATAACTCTTATTTCTGTTAAGTCCTGTATGAAAAATTCTGAACTTGAGACGCATCATTCCACGATGATTTTCATCTACAGTATCATCTATCTCGAAAGTAGTAGGTACTTTTAAAGCCAACTGATAGCCAGTATCTTTAGAACTAAATTTTGCAAATTTCTGTTCTTGGCAAAATTTTAGTAAATCATCTTCAGTTAAAATTTTCTTTTTTATAACCTTTGGCATCTACTTAGTCTTTTCCTCCTTTCTGACATAATAAAAGTCGCCCAAGGAAGACGACTAGAATGTAAGCATATTTGTATACTTCAATTTATTTATATCTATATTTTCTGAAAACCGAAGGGTATCAGTATTCAAAAACACATAAATACCATTAGAATTTTGCACCTGCTGATATCCTAATTGAGATAGGAGAGTAGCAGTAGGTACATCTTGTGTCTGTATAAATTTTTGATTCATTCCACCAACTCCTATTTATCATTTAAATTCTCGTCTCTTGTACGAAGTCCAGCATCTGTAAGTTCTGAATCGTCCTTCTCTTGACCACCGCCTTTATTATTGCCTGTCTGAGTATAAGTGCTAGATAATGGCTTGAATTTTGAACTAAGTTGCAAACAGTCTTCTTCCAAAAAGTTCATAGATAACGTATCTTTTTCAGACACACCATTTAATGTGTTATAAAGAATTTTGTTTGGTAATCCATTAGTACATGATTCCAAGATTGATTTTCTAAAATCATCTTTCTGATAAATAGAAACATCAAAGAATTTAACCTTACAAGGTTCAGATATCCAATTAGATAAAAGTCGATTTACAATCGCTTGAATCTGTGGAATAAGAGTTGAAATAGAAAATGTAGAATCTGCAAGAACACCATACTTAAAAGCAGTAGAATTAGATGCAGAGTTTAGGTTTAATATCTGAGCACCACCAGCAGTATTAAGAATTTCCTTTGTGGCTTTTTCAACTTTTGTAACATCGCCAGTTGCATCATCTGGGAAACTTATCTCATGTAATTCACCAGGAACAATAGCAGCAGAGATATAAGGTGGTAATGCTTCTTCAAGCATACGATTGAAATACTGAATCATTATATCTGGATTGACAGCCCAATCGTCTACATCATTACCCATTGTTTTCATTTCAAGCCATACTAATTTATATATATTAGCTGCTTGTTGAACCGCCTGATAATCAGAAGCATCCATAAGGTCAATCAATGATAAGAATATAGGTGTAAGCACGGGAACGATGGTTTCCCAATCCTCAGACCTGAATTTAATACATACATTATATTCTTCGGGAATTAGCTGATATTTTTCATTTGTACTCTGATATGTACTCCACATGCTATTGAATGGTTCACCCCAATATTCCAGAAGTTCCTGATGACTACGAAAATAACTCATGTCCATAGCTCCTGCAAATGAACCATCAGGAAACATACCTGCTATTTTCATATAATCTGGATCTAACGGAAGAACAAACATTCCTTGTCCCTCTGTATAGTAAGCACATCCATAAAATACATCTTCTCTTAAAGTGATAGACGCAGCTTTACGAAACTCATAATTTAACCCTAGAGTATCAACTATATCAACCGTTTCTTGATATTTTTGTAATGTGGATTGCACATCATTTTCACCTGAGATTATAAATGGGGGAACTATATTACGAATTGTAAGATCAATCTGATTTGCATAATATTTACAAAGACGATAGTAGATTTCTGAACGATAATAGAGATAACGAGATAGACTTCGTAGATTCTTTTCATTAGAAGAAATATTCTTTATATAAGATTTTACATCTTCCTTGGAGTAGTTACTGATTGATGTATATCTGGATGATTTCTGAATATCACGAAGACTTGTGATAGCACTTGTTGCATCTTCATAGCGTTCAAGTCTACTTTTATTTTTCTCATACCATTCACGCATTTCATTTGCGGTTGGTTGTTTTGGAGTAGAAGAAGTGGTTTTCTTCTGCGAATTATTTATTTTAGCAGGTGCATTAGAATTTGCATCTACTTTCTTAGGTCTAGGCATATTTGATAATGCACCTCCTTAATTGTATTTTGCTTTACGGATTGTAAGCTTTGAAATTAATGATTGTGTATCTTGTGTCTTAGGTTTTAATTTTAATTCCAATTGACAAGCACACCAATAAGAATAGGCAATAGAAGAATATCTATCTTTCCTCATACCTTCAACTTCTTTAACCTTGATATTTCCGTTTTTAACTTCATGATCCAATTTAATCAATTCGTAAACGGCAAACGTTGTTTGCACATAAGACATTTTCAATTTTGCTTGCTCTGTTGGAGACATTTTGAAATATCCCTTATATGTTTCTTTTAATGAGCTATCCGCATCCTGTTCAGAAATAAGAAAATTAATTTTTCCATTCTGTATACCATTTCTAAGTAATACGCATATCTCATTATTAAAATTAGCATTAGCTTTTACAGACCAAACAACTTTATTAGCATCACGAACTTTGCATCGTTCAGCCATATCTTTATCATTTATACAAGTCATTGCTTGATATCTTTTACCGTTTTCTTGACAAACTTGATCCTTGGTAATAAAATCATATACCCCCAAGCCGATTCCGTTTGTATCTAAAACTAAATCTGTACATTGATACTCATAAAAATATTTCATAACAATCATTCCTAATTCGTCTGTTTTCAAACCTTCAAAAGTTTCACCATATACGAAATTTGATTGATATGCAGTATCATTTACTTGAATTAAGTCGTTGATAAAAATAGCAGAAGCATCATTCTTTTTCTTTTTCGTAGATTGCATAAGAGCAACGTCAATAGATAGTATTCTTTTACCAGTCGTTGTTAATTTCGGAATTGTTATTTTGTCATTGCAGAAACTCAATGGTGGAAATGCTTTGCGAAGTCTTCTACGAGCAGTTAATTCATCAAATTTAAACAAACTACCATCTGTATCACCAAACCACAGACATTCCATTTCCATCTGCTGAACAAGTTCATTGTAATCAGCTTCACTCATTTCATCTTCAAGCTGAGAACGAGAAAGTAATCCTTCACGCACCGATACCTGATAAGGTAATCCGCATATAAAATATTTTTTTGTGTCATCAAAGAAATTAAGAGTGTAGCTTTGTGCTTTTCTATAAGCCCATGAGCTTTTAAAATATGCACTGGACATATATATTTCTTTGTTTCTTTCCTGCATATGAGCATATTCAGGTTTTTGTAAATATTTTGGCTGTCTTGGACTTGTTAAGAATTTACGCAATACAGTATTGATAACTGTTTCATCGACCATACGAAATTCATCCACGACTATACAATTTGCTCTGGCTGATCTTGAATTTTCTGAACTGGTTCTTGTTTTTATCCATGAACCATTTTTGAAATAAATAGAAGCGTCATTTTGACCAATATTACATTTTTCTATTTCAGAACGTAATATGGAAGATTGTTTCATGAAATCATCTTGTATTTTCAACAAGACCTCGTTAGCCTGTTTTAGAGTTCCAGAACTAACAACTATTTTTGTACCAGGAAATAAAATACACCTTACACAACAGAAGAGAGCAGTAAGATAGGTTTTTCCTTGACCTCTTGCTGCGAGATACATAACAAAATTGTAATGCATCATGCACCACAAGAGAATTTGCTGAAACCACTTGAGAGATAGTCCCAAGACCTCGGATACATACCTATGTGGATTGGCACGATAATATCCAGCTTTCCACGCAATCGTCTCCATTATCTTTTGTTGTTTGTCTTTTTCTATTTCCGTCTGAGTTTTTAATTGAGGCATAAACTATACCTCCTCTTCAGCTTTTTGACCAAATATCTTATCAAATAATGCTTCCGAATCAGTATCCTCATCATACTCAGGTTTCTTAACCGTATATTTTGAAATGAATTTCTCATACGTAGATGAGAAAGCATTTTTCAATCCCATCATTTTAGATAAATGTCCCTTAAAGAAAACATCAATTAAGAGTCCAATTTTATCAGGATCTTTGAATTCACCTTCTGGTTCTGGAATCGGTTTTCCACCGTCCCATTCACCTTCCCATTTATCAATAAGTTGCCCAAATGTAAGATTATCAGTTAATTCAGATGCAGTTTTCTGATTAGGCTTGATATTTAAACTTCCTAATAAATTCTGTAAAGTAGCATCTAAATCTTTTGTATCTTTCCCATTTTTCTGAGCATTATCTATTTCAAGTTCCTTACAACATACTCGTTTAAATAAAAGTTCCTGAGATTTATTTTCACATGGGTAACGTGTCGTCCAATCTTGGTATTCCGTCTCAAGATACATAAGTTCTTCATTGTTATAATTATTTCCAAATCGCTTTTTTGCAGATTTGAGAGTTTTTTGGACAATCCTTATATTTGTTTCAGGCATTGAATCTTCATCGTCTATCGAGAATATTGAATCTTTATAAGTTTTTTGACTATAATCATTTAGGCTTCTACAAATTACGATCCACTGTTGAACAGCAGTGCTTCTTATTTTTTCTCCTGTTTGTTCAGAGAGTTTTTGTAGCTGCTCATTATAAACATTTTCATCAAAATACCAATTAAGTCTTCTAAATGTTTCTATGGTTTTCTCACGATTATCAGTTCGTATATTATTTTTTTTGTCATAGTCAGTACATTCGTTTAATATACATTCCTTGCAAGCGTAATGTTCAATACCATCAGGGCTTGTTTTAGAAGAATAGAATGTTGCTGCACTTTTCCATTGTCCACAATGGCTACAATATATTAACTCATTGTTCATAATACGCTGATAGAAATTTGCAAGTTTTTTATACTCATTACGCAAATTCACAACTGTAATTTTCTTTAGTTCAGCGTCTGAGATTGGTTCTAAAACTTTAGCCATTGTTTCACCTCTTTCCTTTTATTCCAATAAAATAGAAGAGTACCAACAGGTACTCTTCTTAATAACCAACTACATATTTTTCTTTTATTAGTTCCAATTCATTATTATCATTCAATTCATAATTGAAAGAATGATAATTTTCTAACTTTCCATTATTTTTTATGTATAACTCTATAAGTTTTTTACATAATTCAAAATTTTCATTTATGTCTTTTTCCCAAAGATATAAAACTTCAATTCCATACTTATTTTTAATATAGGTATGTTTACGTTTATCCTTTATTAAATTTCCCTTAATACCAGAAGTGTTTGATTTATCAGACAGGAGAGGACTACAATGCCAAAAATCACCTTGTACCTCGATCATTAAATGATAATCAGATAAATAATGGTCTACTAAATAATATTTACAATCGTATTCACCAATATATTTAATATCCATTTCGTCCAATAAATCATTTATCATTTGTTGTGGCTTTGAAGTTTCAATACTATTCTTCGTACCTTCAAGTGTTACCCATCTGATATAATCTTTAGTTTTCTTGACTCCCATTCGTCTAGCATATCTTTCTAATTGATCAACAGTTCGACCAGGAAATTTATCAATAAAATCACTTGTTCTATTGTTTGGATATAATTGCCGAATCATTTCTCGTTCATTCTCAGAGAATAATTCATCTTTTCTATATATTCCAAATACATTAACAGCTCTATATTGAACAGATGACTCATCTTTACCTAATATCTTGGCAATGTCAGAAACAGAATAATCCATATTTCTATAATTATCTTTTAAGAATTGGTCTTGTTCTAAAGTCCAACCAGTGACAAATTCATCATCTTTCTTAATACCAAGACTATTTATCTTTCCATATAAGCCAGATAAACTCATGTCATTTTTGAAGTATTTATTATAAAATTCCTCTGTATTCATATATGGATATTCATTAAATAGTAATTCTAATCTATCCTCAGTCCAATATAACTCGCCATTTCTAAAACGATTTGTTACAACTAAACCGAGTTCCGACTTCTTTTTATCTATCTGTCCAATTTTTCTGTCAGGAAAGAATTTTTCAATTAGGACATCAGCAGAATATGTATTATAATATTTCTTTAATATATCAACTTCTTCATCAGTCCATTCTCTCGGTTTTTCATTTCTTAATAGACCAATAGAGTTAGCCTTGCCAGTAATTTCTGAAATTGTTCGATTGGGAATATATTTATTGTGAATTTCTTCTAAAGAAATATCTTGTGAATAGTATTTGTTAAGATACGAGATTTCTTCCTCAGTCCAAGGAATATAATCTTGTTTAAGATTTAATTCACAAGCTCTGCGTAAAATTGCACTATATGTTTTTGAAAAATAATTTATCAAGTCATCATTCTTTACAGTTCCATAAATTTGCTTTAATAAATTATCTTCCTCAACAGTCCATATAATTTCTGCTTTATTGAGAGATAATTTTCTACCTCTTGCTTCAATAGCACGAACAGTTTTATTTGGTAAGAACAAATCATGTAATTCCGCATTAGTATAATCTGCAAATTTATCTTTAAGGATTTTATCGTCTTCAATCGACCATACACAACTGACTTTATGTTTTAAGTGTAAAACGCTTGCTTTACTTGCTATTTGTGATAATGTCAATTGTGGAAAATAATTCTTTTGAATATCTTTTACATACATTCCATTTTCATATTTTTCTGTAAGCAGAGCAATGTCTTCGTCAGACCATCTAAAAGTTTTTGATTCTAATCCAAGTGTTTTTATTCTTCCTCGTACACTTGGAACTGTTCTTTCGGGAAAATATTTTTCTACAATTTCTGGATATGACATTTTATCATATACCTGTTTTAATATTTCATCTTCTTGAGTTGTCCATTTTTTACTTGCCATAATTATTTCGCTCACTTTCTTGCTCGCTTATTATTAAAGGATGGAAGAGTGGTGCGAGCGATTACCAACCCATATGGCTCATGACTTCCATATGCCTTCCATCCATAATTCCAACTACCTGCAATCGAAACAGTAACAATCCTCTCATAGTTGGCTATATATTTATTCTCTTTTTAAATTCCATCACAATACAAAAGAAGCCACTTCATACGAAATGACTTCTCATAATTTCCAATATTAAATTTCCAATGAAAGAGCAATTTACTTCACTTAGCACACCTTCTACGATTCGAACATAGACCTGACGATTTTGGAGATCGTTGCTCTACCAATTAAGCTAAAGGTGCATATAACAAAAGAACCATCTCCAAAGGAAATGACTCTTTCTTCCAATATTTACCAATCAGTCGCCAAACTGATCATAACTGTATAGGGCGGTAGTAAGTGTTGAACTTACACACTAAATTTCGTATGCATCCAAAAGATAAGCTTTCACATCAG